CTTAAAAAAGTTACAAAAAGACTTGCATGTTTCTTTTTAAAGTGATATTATAATCTTGCAAATAAAAAAGGCGGTTGCCACTCTACCAAAGTTTACAACCGCCACCAATCAAAAAAAGAAAGGTAGCTATATTATAGCACAGGTAAAAAGAAATGAGAAGAACAAACAGCAAGGAAGTTAAGGCAGCAGTTAGAAATTATTTAACAGAGGTTGCATAGAGTGAAGAGTTTAACACAATTAAGGACATCAAGAACAAGTTTATAAATGAGTACGGCTGGGCAGTCGCAAGACTTGGAGAGCGTAACGCTTGTATAGAATGGCTCAGAGGCTTAGGCGTTGGGGTTGATTATAGTTATTACGATATTATCCAGCTTATGGCTGAATGGTTAGACGAAAGCACAGAAGAAGCTGAAAAATGGCTTGATAAGCGCGGCGATGGTCTTTATTGGGATTTATTAGCAAGGGAGATTTTAGCAAGCAAATAATTAGCAAGGTTGGCGCTTCCGGGGTTCGATTCCCCGGCTTGCTCTCGCTATAAATGATTGATTTTTATAGCAATAAATGATATATTATTATTAATTTCTACTTGGTAGATTAAAATAGTATATCTTTATTTATTAATTTTTAAAAAATGGAGGTATAAGAGCATGGAATGGTACGCAGACAGAGAGGTTACAAGTAAGGAGAGAGAAGCAATTGACGAAGCACTAAGTCTTTTTAATTGCGACTTAAGCGATGACGATATTCAGAGATGGATAGATGACGACACTATATCCTTAAATACATGCAGAAACGGTCGTGATGTTGTCTGGATCCTGTTAGAAGATAATAACGAAGCGTGCATATATGTCGATAATCTGAAAAAGCTTACCAATGAAGAAATCAAAAATCAGCTTCTTTAAATATGTACTAAATCATAAGCAAGGCAAAAAGCCTTGCTTATTTGTACGCAACAAGGAGAAAAAATGCGAAAAATAAAATGCGATTTAACAAAACAAAAATTTCCACATTTCACGGTCTTAGAACCTGTACATATCGAATATAAAAACAAAAACGCTCTCCGTTGGAAATGCCTGTGTGAATGCGGCAATATTTTTTATGCACAAACAAGCGCGATAACATCGCAGAAAATAAAAAGCTGTGGTTGTTATCAAAAAAAATACCAAAAAGAAAAACATCTCGGCAAAGGGTGCGTAAAAATTGGCGATAAATTCGGCTTACTTAAGGTTATTGGTACAGAAATCGGTAAAGATGGCAGAACACAATATATTTGTAAATGTAAATGTGGGAATATAATAACCTTGCCTATTTCCCATTTAAAGAAAAGATATTCTTGCGGCTGTCTTACAGAGGACTACATACCAAATAGCAATGTTAAAGCAGAGAGTCTTGTACACTTAGGAAAGAAAACCGCAAGAAATACGAGTGGTTGCCCTGGTGTTTATTGGCGCGGAGATAAACAAAAATGGCAAGCTAGAATATACTTCAATGGCGTAAATCATCATTTAGGATATTTTGTGACTAAAGATAGTGCTATTAAAGCCAGGCAAGAAGCAGAAAACGATATATATAACAGATATTCCGATATTATCGAAGAGATGCCAAATAAAAATAATGCGTTTAGCAAAAAATAAATCAAAAACAAATTGCCTTGCATTGAATTTAAAAGCGTTTTAAGGCTGTTTTGTTTCGTAGGTTTATAAGTCTACATCGGCGCAATAAAACCACCGTACAGGTCAAATCACAAAGTCACAAAGTCAAAACAAGCACGAATCGCAGCCGGTCAAGTTTATATAATGCACTTTAACCTGTTAAAGTTTTTCATCAATTTTTCAGGGCAAATCTGAATAAAATTGAGGTCGAATTTTGGGAAAAGTTTTTCACGGATTTTTGAATACAAAATTGCATATGACGGGGGTATTTGAAACGGCGCATTATAATTTTGCGAGAAATTTTTTCAATTTTTTAAGTAGGATTTGAACGAAATCTGAACCGAATTTTAAAAATTGTCAAAATCGTTTTTCTGAATATCAAAGATGTATCCGGGGGAGGTATCAAATGCGTTACCCCGAAATTTTTTGGCAACATTTTTCTGTATAAATCAATGCTTTACTTGAATACCGGCATTGACTAAGCTCATATATCAATAATTCTTTTGTCATAGTCGGATTAGTCTTTTGAACTATCTTTAACAACTCGTCAATACTCATTATCCCACTCTCCTAACTGCTCCAAGCACCATATCAACAATATCAAACACTTCATCTCCATAAGTTGCTACAAAATCACACAATATCTCTTCCTGTTCAATCGGCAAATACACATCATAGGACATACAGATTGCGTGACATACTTCGTGTATCAGCACTTTGCGTTGCATAAATCCACGCAAGGCATTTGACAGATAAATTGTATGTGTATTTCTATCAGTTACACCTAAGCTGATTGTGCCGTCTGACCGCTTTAATTCTCCCGAATTTGAATTTTTATATTGCACTTGCCAGATTGTGCCATTGATGCTAAAAATCATCTGTATGCTCCTTTCTGAATAAAACAAAAACCACTAACCGATATTGGCTAGTGGCGTTTGCTTAATGTATTTAATTGTTATGCACTCTTTACACAATAACATATCATCATTTCCTTAATTACCAACTCATAAGCTGGTTTAAGGTCTTTATCGTTGGCAATTACATATAGCTTGTTGATTTTCTTAAGTTCAGACTTTTTAATGTCTGGTCTTTCTTCCAAAGCTCTGCCGACAGCTCTCTGAACTCTATCATCAAGCCTGCAATTTCTTTTCTGCATTAGTCTTTCGTAACTTTCTTTTCTTGCATACGAATATCTCTTATCTCTGGTATCACCTTTGTTAAAGTAAGGACTTTCAGCAATCTTTGTAATGCAAGAATTGACCCATTTCTGGAAGTTCTCAACATCATCTACTCTTTGGAATGTTTCAGCAATAGCATTCTGTGTCTGTTTTACTTCTCTGACTTCTTTTGCAAGTTGCTTCTGTTCAAGCTCATTTCTTGATATTTGCTGTACAAGCAAGTTCATCAGCTTTGTTTGAGGGTCAAGCTGTTCAAGGTCAATCACTTTCTGCTTAACTCTTTCCTCAACTGTTGCAAAATATTCTCTTGCCTGTTCCGCTTTTTCTCCGTTACCCTTGACAGACAACTTCTTAGCAAAATGTGCTGTTAGTTTGTAATCATCAGCAAAATTGCCTCTCCCTTGTTCATTCTTCATTGATGAAGAGTAAAAATAATCTTCATTTTCTGCGGCAAATTCATTGTCAATAATGTTTGACTTAACCCACCTTGAGTAATTCTGTGGCGCAAGTTCTAAAAACTGATACAATTTTCTTGCTGTTGTCATTCCCTTATCATCAATTCCTAATTCAACCTCAATGGGTGTCTTGTAGTTCATATCCTGTGTATTACTTATAGTTTCTAATAACATTGTTTATTCCTCCAACTGTTGATGATTATTATTATGCCCAGAATGCTGTTAAATCATCATAGAGGAATAACTCTATAAGCTAGTGCATTTCTTATACTTTGCTAACTCCTCTTCAAGCTCACGGATTTTATTCACCGCTTCATCATATGATTTAACCATTTTGTCATATTGCCATTCTGGAATCATAATTGATTTGAAACTCATTGGTGCTGTCATAATATTTCCTCCTGTGAATAAAGCTGTAATACAGAGATTGTTTCATCTTTTGTATAATCGCTATCTATTTTTTATCGTGCTTTTGGTTATTTTATTTGTATTTTATTTTTTGTTACAATCTCTATATTGTCTGCTTGCAATCCCATTAGAAACATAGTAATATATTTATGTTCCCTGTGGAATTGGCAAGAGTAGTTGTTTATCGTGCTTGGTTACAACTACTCTTTTTCTTTAGCTAAAAGCAGATGTATTCCTCTTCTGATAGCTTCACCTTTTGTGATATCGTGCTGTTCACAATAGATTTTCAGCTTTCTTTCTGTTTCTTCATCAAGTCTGATACTAAATCTACTTGACTTCGGATTATCAGCTTTAGGTCTGCCTGCTGGTGACATAAACATCACTTCCTTTCTTGTCACACCTTTATTATATTTATGTCACACCTTATTGTCAAGCATTATTTTAAAATATTTTTTCACTAGCCAATATTCAGTTATCAATGTGCAAAAACAGGCTATGAATATTGCTACCCATAGCCTTTAGAATCATATCTTAGATACAAGAGTACTTAACTTTGTTCTAAGTAAGTTCTTCTCCTCTGCCGACATATCAGTCACCATACCTGTGATATCGCTTGCGAGTTCCTTAGTGTAGCTGTCAAGTGACTTCATCTTGTGTTCCTTATCTTCTGGCGTGTTATTCTTGTGCATTTCCTTAGTTTCTGTGTAGTTTCTCTTTGCTCTGTCATAACTGCTTTCAGACATTGGCTCTGTATAGTACATCTTGCCATAATCTCTATCCATATCCCTCATATGCTCTGCTTCTGGGTACATGTGCATATAAGGTGGTTCTTCATATCCTCTGCGATATGTCCCCTTGCCTTTCGGTGCAAATCTGCCATTTGCATAGCGGTAATGGTCATAGTATCTTCTGTCCGGATAATCTTCATACTGTTCAAGCATACGCATAATGTCTTCGTTATCTTCTGACTTTTCCATAGCTTCAACAATTCTGTAATCCTTGTCAAAACAAGCTATGTTTTTCGCTATTTCTGTAAAATCCTTTAAATCGTCAAGGTTCTGCCCCTCAAAATTGTCAATTCCAATGCCGTCAACTTTAGCCTTGACACATTCCATAATCTGTTTAGCCCATTTATGCATAATATCAAGCCTCCCTTACTGCAATCAAATTACTGTTCTGTACTTCAATAGCCTGTGCTGATGTATTCTGCACCGCTACTGTACTGCAACAGCCACAAGGTACATCAACATATGCCTGTGCTGATACGTTAAATAAATTTTCAACTGCGGCTGGTGTTACAATCATTCGTGTTGACTGTAAAGGCTCTCCGTCTACTGCAATAGCAAGTGAGATAGCTTCTACTGTACCGCCTGTCGGAATCTGAATGTTTCCACTATAAGATACTAAAAATCTTGCTTTGCACTGATTTGTAATACCTCTTAATTTGATAATCCCGCTTCCCTGTCTGTGGACTATACATTTTGTTCCGTTTACTGCTGTTTCTGTGAATGCAACATCTTCTCCGGCAGCAACTGTTTGTAATGCAATTCCTGTTATTTCCATTATCTTTACCTCTCTTTCATAAAAATAAGGGCAAACATTATAGTCTGCCCTTTGTGTTTGCAAGTAATACTGCATAGCAGACATAATCGAGTTAAACTCAATTAAGATACTCAATTATTAAGTTTTAGCATCCGCAACCTGTATTGCAACCGCAACCATATGCATAAGCATTTGGGTTAGGTACGACATATGCCGGGATAGCGGACGGATTTACTGCATTGATAATCTGCTGTGTCTGAGCTGCCATCTGAGTCGTAAGTAGTGCGCTCTGACGATCCTGTGAAGCGGCTCTGCGTAAATCGTTGTTCTCTGCTGTAAGTGTTGCTATCTTATCCTGGCATAAGTAGTCAAGAATTGCTCTAGTACCTGCATTCTGGCTATCAATAATGTCTCTTGTGTTGCTATTCATGGTGTTCTGCAAAGCACAAGTGTTAGTTGCCATGTTGTAGTTTATGCCCTGAATGGCCTCTCTCGTCTCACAGCAGCAGTTAGCAAGCTGTGCCTGTAAAGCGTTTGTATTCTGCATATTAGCGACTGTATCAGCGTTAATAGCCTGCTGGATGCCATAACCAGTCTGCATGATATTTGTGTTAATACCATTAAAACCAGTAAGCATGCTATTGTTCATAGCGTAGAATCCATCGCAAAGTCCATTAGAAATACCATCTAACTTGCTGATAACTGCTGAATTATCAAATCCTCTCTGAATATCAGCCTGTGTAGCAGCTGTCGCAACATAGCCACCGCCATTGTTGCCACCAAAACCGCCAAATCCGCCATTGCCCCATCCAAAGAGTAATGCAAATACAACGATTATCCAGAGCCATCCGCCGTCAGCCCATCCGCCGTTATTGCCGTTGCCGTCAATATTAGCAACTAATGGTATGCTGGCACAATTTGAGTTTGAAAACATATTGTTACCTCCTAAAAATATATTCATAAAGATGTCACCTAGGTAATTTGCAAAGACATCTAATATGCTACTAATTACCAAATCTGCTTTTTATCTGATTAAACACATCATCTGCATTTAATCCCTTTTCCTTGCATAAATTTCTAGCCATCTGCTCTATGCCTTGCATATTACCCTGCTGTGCCATCTGCATAGTGTTTTTCATCATAGGATTGCTCATAATCTGATTATTTCCCATCATCTGCTGTATAAACTTTTGCGGACCAGCTTTCATCATCTGAAAAATGTTAATTGGGTTCATTCTTCATCACCGCCTTTGCTTTGAGTTCTTGAAGTTTTTCTTTGCGTTCCTAAAGATTTATCAAATCTATCTTCTAACTGTCCTATTTTCTCTGATAACTCTTCAAACTTATTTAAGAATAGCTGTGTGCTTTCATCTGATAGGGTAAATTTAGCATTTTCTGCATCAGGCATAGAATTTACTGTCTGATTATCTTTAGGGTCTGTATAAGGCTTATACACAATCGTTCTAATTGTTCCGTCAGCATTCCAACCCTTGACATAAATCTTCGACATATCCTGCTTCGGGAAAAATGCCATTGAGCCATCCATAGGCACTTCATTTGCATTAATATTTTCAACCGCCTGTACTATTCTTCCGTTAATGCCTGCTATCTGCTGTGGCATAGGTTGTTGATTTGCTAAGGACATTTGTGTCCCTGCCACTGGCTGTTGTAAGCTCTGCTGATAATTTTGCAAAAAGTTCATTCTATCCGCATATGGATTCTGCATAGGCATATAATTATTATTCATCATAGGTGTTGTCTGATAAGGATTATTTATCATCTTCTACCTCCTCCAAGACTTCTTCGATTGCGTGGATAACAAGAGATAATGTCACTAAGTCAAGTTTCTGCAATTCTTCTTTGCTCAAGATTTTTTCTCTAACTTCATCAGAAAACATTTGCACTACCTCTCTTTCTTAACTTAATTTTGACATAAAAAAAGACGGACTAACCGCCATATAAAAGCCAGTTATCCGCCAAAAATAAGCAAAAAAATAACGCCATTACGGCGTTTGCTAAACTTCTATGATTACTTTCTTGATTACCTCTTTATTTTTCTGCAAAAAGACGATGTTCAAAAAATCTCCTTTCATTCAGTGTTTATGCGGGTTTGCAGTGTTTCTTCTCCTTGAAAAAATAGCAGGGGATGAGAGAATCGAACTGCATTGACTACTTCCTTATTCCGCTCTATTACTGGGCTTCTGGCTTTGCGCCTTGATTACTTTGATTACTTTGTAATCAAAATCCTAATAATTGATAGCATTATTAACTTGCTCAATCTTAGTTCTATCAGTCTTATTACTGTAAATGTAATATTTTCTTGTCGTCTCAATGCTTGTATGTCCCATCATTTCTGTTATAACAGTGTCGCTCACGCAATTATCATACAACGCAACACTGTATGCACGGCGGACTTTGTGCGTGGAACGATAATTAATATCCAGTGCCTTACATATCTTATGCAACTTTCTGTTAAATGCTTGTTCCTTTATACGCTCCCCTTTTTCCTCAAACATATAAGTTCCAAAAGGATTTAATCTTCGAATTGCCTTAACAGTATTTACAGCTTTATCTGGAATAATTATATCTCTTAATCCTGCGTCAGATTTAGGATAGTCGCTTACTATCTTAGCCCATTTCCCATTTTCATCTCTGACCTTAATTTCTGTTCTTTGTATAGAAATATAATGTTTAATAGTTCCATCTTTCAGTACAGTGTTGTGAATATCAGAAAACTTAAGTGATGATAACTCGCCAGCTCTCATTCCACACTCAAACATAAGTAATAATCCCAGGCTCCTTATATCATATCGTTGCCATAGATATTCTGTGATTCTTGGAATTTCGTCCTCGAAATACACCTGTTCCTCTTTCTTTTTCACATTTTTAGTAAAAGCTCTGCGTGACAAATCCAAGTCCCCCATGAATTGCGTGATACTTAGATTAGTATATCCCTTTTTCTTGGCATATTTAAAAATGCCATTAATAAGGATTCGCATATCAGAATATGCCTTTTGCGTAAGTTTACATTCGGCAATAACAGTCTTAATAAAGCATTCTAAGTCATCTTCTGTAATGTACTTGATTTTCTTATCTGCCATGTGATATGCTTCATTAGTAAAAAATCTGGCAAAGTTATCATTATACTTATCATATGATTGCTTCTTGATTTCGTGATATTCAAGTTTTTGGTCTACCCATTCCTTGAATACAGTCTTAACTAAAGGTTCATTAGCGAGTTTCTTGTAGTGTTCCACAATTCCATCTTCAAGAGACTCTTGCGTTGAACGCTTTAGCAACTTTCTGCCGCTTGATGTGCTTTCGTCTGGCAAGTATGTATACCACTTCTTATCCTTTCCTTGCCAGATTTCATTATTGTGTGCTTTTAAATATTTTTTCCTTTCGTTCATTTCAATTTGTTTTTGAACATCGTCACGAGAGATAATACCATTCTCCAGTACATAATTCAACAACTCTTTGTCTGTTAATTCCAATCACAGCACACCCTTTCAATTTTATTTTTAATGTTTCTTATTCTCCTTTCAAGAGTTCTTTGCGATACGCATAATCGTGCAACTATCTCTTTTTGTGTAAAATTCCGAGAAAGAAGTTTGAATATTCTCTCTTCTTCCTCGGTAAAATTGGCATTTTCAATTATTTTGTCAAGCTCCGGCTTAGTAAGTTTCGAAAACTTCATAAGCCATACTCCTTAATATTTAATTTTTATTTTTGTTTCTTCTTCTAACTGTTCAATAAGTTCTTTCGGATCTATAAGCCCTACATTGAAATCTTCGTTGAATTTATCAATCTCATCAATAAGCCGTTCTAGTCGCTTATTTCCAAATCCAAATTTATCATGTAGGACCCATAATAGAATCGTTAAGGCATTGCCAAACATTTCTTTATTTTCTTTATTCTTCTGTCTGTTTAATTGAACTCTCATCATTTGTTCTTGAAATCTTCGTTGTTCCGACTTGCTCATTTAACATAGCCTCTCTTTTCTTTTTCTCCCGATATCTTTTACAGTACATGGCATTTTTACCGGCTTCAATCCTTTTAGCTTCTCTTCTTTTTTGTGCAGCTTTACCTTTTTCTGATTGCTTATACCTTTTCTGGGTAGCTTTGCCTTTTTCAGTCTGAAAATATTTCTTCTGGCTAATTTTATGTTCTTCTGACTGATTATATCGTCTGCGTCTAGCTTTGCCTTTTTCGCTCTGTTCATACATTCTGTCATATATAACCTTTGCCCTTTGCTTAGGTTCTAATTGCTCTAATTTATTTCTAAAGGCAATTTCTTTATCTAGTTTATTTTGCTGAACTATATCCAGCTGTTCAAGCGTATTGTATAAACAATCATCTAAAGTACAGTTAAAGCAATCGGGATAAATACAATTTTTGGGTTTCATAATTTACCTCATGGCGTTTATTCTTTCTTGAATATCTTGAGGTGCTTCAATATACTCTTCTGCGTTTGTATTTTGACCGATAAGGGTATTTTCTTTAATTTGTAATGTATTTATATCTCTTTGGAATTTTTGCTCGATTTGAGCCTTATACGAATTTGCATTCGTCTTTTCGATAAGTGATTTGATATTGTCTGGCATACGATTAATTTCATTCGCACGCTTAACAACTGTTTCGTAAGTTCTTAGAAAATTTGATTGTATTACTGTTTCAATCGTCTGATAATCTGATGTCGCCCAGTTTTTAAGGTTATCCGGCATACCAACCGCTTGCCTGACAAGTGGCGGTAGCTTGTTAAATTCTTCAACTGCCCCATATGTGCCATTCCGTAACGCTTTGCTGACTAACCCCCAAGCTGTCATTCCGTCAAGTTCCTGCGGTTGCGATATAGTCTGTATCTTGCTCATTATCTGTCCTACATCTGGTGCAAAACCGCTAGTGTTAGTTGCAATACAAGCTCTTAATGCTTGCAAAACTAAATTTTCTGGATATTCAGCAAGCATTACATACCAAGCGTTAATAGCAATTTTTTTATCTGGCGGATTGTAGTTGGGATAATAAGCCTGTATTGTCATTAAAAGTTTGCCAACCTGTTCTTTTGTCATTCTATCGCCTCTTTCCATTCATCAAATACATTTTTCTTGCCTTGTTGCTTATTAGAATTATCTTCTTTCAGCTCAAACAGCCCTTGCCAACAATGGTCTACTGACTGATTAAGAATTTTAACAGCTAAGTCATTATCTCCACCTGACAGCTTTTCAAGAGTATTCATAGCCCTATGCAATGCCTTGTCGGTGCATATAGGTTTTTTAATTCTCTTACGCATTGTCACATACTCATTAAATGCTTCATCAAGTAATTCATCATTGGGATAATAACTTTTCTTTTTGGATATTACGTTAGTAATATCTTTTTCTGTATTCTTATCTTCTTTAATTTCTTCTGTTCTTTCATTCTTACTTTCTTTTAATATAGAGTTTGTTAATAGAATGTTATCTGTTTGTTGATTGTTTGTTAAGTTGCCTGTTATTTGTTTGTTATCTTGCTTGTTATCCGTTTGATACAAATTGTAGTTAACCACAGTAAATATCGTGAATTTGTTTGTTGCTTTGCTTGTTATTTCGCCTGTTAATTGTAAGTGTTTTAGCGAGGTACGAATTTCCATTACGGACAAATTAGTTTCTTTTGATAATTCAGATATTGAAGAGGGGAAAGACCCTCTTTCAATTATCTTGCCTTTATAATTTCCGTCTTTCCAATAGGCACTTATCAACATATACATAAAAAGCCTGAATGTATTAATATCACTCCACCATTCCCACTTTAAAATCTTTCTGTCAATTTTAATAAAATTGCCTGCCATAATTACCTCTTCAAGTTCTGCTACATTGTTACTTCACTAAATCGTTGATGTTAATTCTAAATCCGTCAAATTCCTTGCCTTTACTTCTAACATAGACAGACGTATCAAAGAACATCAAGTTGCCACTATTGTCCGTTGCCATACTTACACCATTTCTTGTAAGACTGCCTTTGAGTAGGTCAAGTAAAATCTGTATTTCCTGCTTTGTTTCGTCTTTCATTACTCACTTTCCTTTCTCAAATAATCCATATACCCCATAGACTGATTAAGAACATACACCGATACAGCATTTGTAAGCCTTTCAATAAGTTCTCCACTATCTTTATTCAAACTGTAAGCATTCCTTACAACTTCACCAATCTGCGTATATTGTGCTTTTCCTTGACTGTTTATCCAAGCCGTCAAGTCCATAACAGATTTATTCGCAATCTTCTTGCTCAAAAAGTCAGTTAATTCAAACTGTCCGTCCTGTGTCATAAATCTACCAAAAGGAAACCTCGGTTTTATGTGCGCACAACCTATTCCTTTCTTTGATTTTTAGTTAATTAAATCTGTTTCTCGGAAGAGTAAAATCTATTCTCTGGCCGCAGTTATAGCACCACTTGTAAGAGTATTTAATAATATCTTCACCTGTAAAAATCTGATCGCATACAGGACATTTATAATCATCTTCGCTATCCTGTGCGGCAATTATATCTTTTTCTTTCAGCTTTTCTTTCAAGTGGTCTAATACCTCTATGCAATCATTTCTTTTCATTCTGAATCAATCGCTTTCTTTTCTTCTAAAATCCTCACAAGGCATATCAAGCAAACAACCGCATTTTTCGATTTCTGTCACTCCCCAATATGTCTTGTATCTGTAAGAGTTTGCACAATTAAAACAGAAGTCTTTTCCGCTATTCATTTTGCAACTTGTCTTTTTATCTTCCAGCTTTTTTCCAAGACTTTCGTTTATCCTTTTAAGTTCCTTGACCTTTTCCTGCAATTCCTCAAAATCTTCAATAAGTTTATTGTATTTCTTCTTACTCAAAATCTTCATTCCGAATCGCCCTTTCCATTCCTGTATTCTTCTATTGCTTTATTAACTCTATCTTTGCCCCAATCTGCACTACAATACCATTCAACAGCTTTGAAAACAGGACTTAACATTTCAAAGAGCGTTTCCACTCTTATTTTAGCTGATTTGATATATTCAACTAACCGCCTTGTATCTTTTGCCACATCTTCGTATCCGTTTTGATTGAGATAATCAGACATTTCTTCCAATAATTCAATGTTGCTGTACTGCATGAGGTCGTCAATTTCTTTTGAGTATAAATAGTTCCAACTTCCACCGCTCACTCTTAATCACCCACTTTCAATAAATCCATAAATTTCTCATACTGTTTCTGTGACACCTTATTATTAGCCTTGTCTTCTCTCAACTCGATTTTAAGGTGCTTTTCTGCTATAGAGGATAATTCCCTTGCTAACGCCTTTTTACCTTGCTGTATGCCCTGCATATAGCCTTTAGGCGCTTTTCTCTCACCTATTGAACCACTGGCACGATTTTCTCCTTGACCGCCTAAACTGACATTCCGAAGCTGATAGCCTTTATCTGCATATAGCTTGATGTAATACTTCTCTTTTTCGTCAAGCTGACTTTCGGAGAAATTCAGAAATTCAACTCGCCAACCATAAGGATTTTTCTCTTTGTCGTACAGCTTATGTTTGCGTAAACTAAGGTCTATATGCTGTTCATAACCTACAAGGTGGCTTGCCAATCTGCTAAGTGTATGTACTGCCTGTCCGATATACGCATACTTAAATCCGTTTTCATCTTCTCGGAGCAAGAAGTATATTCCACTTTTATCATTCAGTTTTGGATTCAGCTTCAATAGTCGCTTTTTATTTTCCTGTTCTATCGCCTTGGCTCTTGCTATGTTTTGATAATTCAAGAATTGCCACCTGCCTTTACTATCTCTATTGCCTTTTCAAGAAGAATAAGATAATTATTGCTGTTGCCACTTCCATACAGTTTTACAGAAGAGCCTGTTTTCAACTGCTCCGCAACTCTATCAATGTCATAAACTGTCGGCTGATTATCAACAAAATCAAGAATCGCTTTCATCTGGCTTTTGTTATAGTGTTGCTCCTGAAAATTTAAGTTATCTGCGTCAATTAATCTCATTCTTCATCGCTCCAATCTAATTTTTGACCGCAATCCCAGCAAAACACTGTATTCTGCCGTTCGTTCATGTATTTTTCTAAACGTGCATTTCCACAAGTAGGGCATACATAAGCATATACTTTTTTTAATACACCTCTGTACGAATCGGTTTTTCTCGGCTTCTTTGGTATCCGCTTTTCAAGTGCCTGTATTGCCATTTCGTTAGCCTTGTAATCATCTTCTGTAAACTTGCAATCGTTGTTCTTGTCCGTAATCTGCATATATAATCGCATATTTTTCAGTTTTTCTATTGCTTCATTCTCTTTCATACTCACACCTCTTTAATTAAATGGTAATCCCTCGTCTGCTACGCCATCTGGAATTGACATAAAGCTGTCTGAACTAGCATTACCGCCCATAATTCCGTTGTTATTATTGTTCTGCTGATTGGCACGACTTTCGCAAAATTCGTGTCTTTCAACAACGCAATCATTAGTGTAGACTTTCTGTCCGTCTTTGTTAGTGTAGTTGCCTGTTTGCCATCTACCCTCAACGATAATCTTAGTTCCCTGATGTAAATACTTCTCTGCAAACTCTCCATTCTTGCCAAACGCGATACAGTTAATAAAATCTGCTGCCTGTTCTCCCTCTTTCTTAAAAGCTCTGTCAACGGCTAATGTATATCTTGCTACTGCCATACTTCCGTTTACTGTCTGTGAATATCTAATCTCTGGGTCTCTAACAACTCTCCCACATAAAATTATACGATTCATCTAATTTTCCTCACTTTCTACTAGCTCAAATCTATATTTCTGTTTTGCATTAGGATATTTCTCTTTATCAACTTCACTCATAAACATTTCAAGAGGTCTGTTCCAGATATGCCCCTCGTAATCATATACAACCGATATTTCTTCTGTCTCAGTGTGTCTTGAAATGCCGACGATTGTGACAATCTTGCCTAACTTAAAATGTCTGTATTTCTCGCCTTTCTGTGGTAACGTTCTGTCAAATTCTGTGCTGATGTTATCTGCCTTAAAATGCCTTGTTAATAATGCAAGGTCACAGTTTGGCTTATCTTCGCCATCAAGATTAAAATCTTCCGATTGTTCGATGTGTAACTGTTGCCAATTTTCGGCATATCCTACATAACTTATATCATCATATACATCTTCGAGTGAAATATTTTCACGATTGGAAACCAAATAGCCACTCAGCCTAAATATTCTTGCCATATTATTCCTCACTTTCTAACAATTCCGTATTGTCAAAAATGTTGCCGATAACCTTACTTTCTGAATACAATCCGTTTGCTGTTATTGCATCAAGTCCAGCCGCAGATGTTTCTGTATCTTGAAATATAAATCCAGCACAATAAGCATCCCATTCAATTTGCGTTTGAAAATTGCGTTTTCCGTCTTTGCATTCAATAATATCATTCTCCCAAATCAGCTTGCCGTTCTTGTCTTTCAAACCTGTGCATTGGCAGATAGTGGATGAATCTACTTCAATAGAGTTCCATAATGCTTGAGTTCTAGATATCGACCTTAATCGTGTTTTATCTTCTTGCTCGGATGAAATCCAACTTCGCACTCCTTTAAAAAACGGATTTTGAATAAGGTTTCCTATAACCCATTCTCCGTTATCAAGTCTCTTAGCCTTGAATAAATATCTATCTTCCATATTCTCTCCTATTCCGCTTCTGATTGAAGCCAATCCACGCAACTAGCTTCTCCCTCATATTCTTCGCCGAATGTGTTCTTAAAAGTTATAAGAAACTCTACTAATTCTTCATCTGACATATTCCTTATCCTGTCGGCATTGGCATGGTTTGTTTCATAATTCTGTATGTTTGCCACTTCTGTAAAAACTGTGAGCATATCAGCAAAGTATTTCAGCATACTATCTCTATCAATGTTATGCCTATCTGCCATAACACATATACTTGCTAATGTGTTAGCTACTATGTTCTGTAAATCTTCCATTTCTTTATCTGTGAGATTGCTCTGCTTATCACTCATTTTCTCCACCTCTCAATTCTTCGAAATAGAATTTTACATCGTCAGACACATGCTTAACGATTCCAAACCGTTCCGCCACTTGATAAGGTATGCTGTCACGCATAAGCCTTTTATGTATTTCTGAAAGATACTTTCGAAATCCCTCGACATCTAAAGTGGCTTTATAGTGGTTGCAGCTCCTACAAGCTGGCATGTAATTTGAAATGTCGTCTGCTCCACCTATCCTAAGCGGTGTTGCATGGTCTACCTGCATATCTTTGTAAGCTATTTCTGTACCACAGTAAGCGCAATGTCCGTTATACATGAGATATACAGATTGTCTCACTTTTTTAGGTATTGCTTTTCGTTTATTCATTTTTACCTCTCAATTCTTTCAGTTTTGCTTCGGCTTCGGATTTTGTGAGGAATACTGAAATCCCCAAGTATCCGCTATGACTTTTAAGAGAGTTATCGTCGTATCGAACAACTAACAAAGGTTTTCTGCTTATATGATATGTTTCTTCTAACACAAAACCCTTTCGTACCTCAAAATCCACAATACAGTACGCTTCAGGCGGTATCTTGATTAGCTTCCTTCTTTCCTCTAAGTCCTCATAATCTTTCAGCTTAAAATACACTTTCAGCCAATATTCAGCATTATTAACCAATGTTGGTATTTCTTTATTGCTATCTGTCAATCTCTCCATTACTGTTCCTTTCTCAATCAAGCAAAATTTTGACTTTGCAACCTATATTTTTGTATCCCTCAATAGCAATATCACTTAAATATAGGTGGCAATTAAAATTATATTTTTCACCAATCACATGGCAAAATTTAAGATGTTTTAACATTTATTCTCCTTTCTAAAAAGGGCATTCACTAGGATTTTTCAAATCCCAACTTTTCCCTGCAACTGCAACATCTACATTCGCCCCACAAGCAACTTTCTTCATCTTCTCGATAAAACTATCTCTATCAGAATTTTCACTTGATAGATGGCACATTATGACGTTCTGTAAGCTATCTGAATAATTTGCCTTAACAAAATCACAAGCTGTGTCAATGGATAAGTGACCTCTGAAAACGTGATTAGCTTTGCCTGTATCCCTGTCGATTAAATCCTTGTCATAATTCACACCTAAGAGGATATGATTTATGCCTTTAAACTTCCATTTGACAACCTCGCAATCGGTAATGTAAAGCATTTTCCCCATTTCCTTGTGAGTAATCAGAAAGCCGTATATCGGGCAAGGTTCGCCATTTGCGTCTGTATGTGTCCAATTTCCGTCTATTGTCGTTAAATCAAAAGGCTTTACTGTAAACTCGCCCATATTCATTGACATATAATCAATCTTCAAATATGGTGCATAAATCGGTATTCCCATTGATTTAAAATCGTTCAATGACCTTGAATGGTCGTCAATAATGCTCGTGTGAAATAAGGCAACCTACTATATTTTTTACATTCCAATCGCACATCTTTTTTATGTCTTTAATCCCCATTCCTGCATCAAGAATAAGTGTTTCGTTTTGTGACATAAGAGCGTAAGAATTTCCTTTACTTCCAGTTCCGCAACATTTCAATTTGAGCATTACATCACCTCGCTTTCATCTGCAAGTTTCCAAATATATCCGCCCGCCTGTTTTCTAATACCGCCTTTATTATTAAAAGGTTCTTTATTGGCTACTTGTAAAATATTTCTCTGACATATTCCTGTCATCCTACTTGCAACTTCTCCATTTACATATGTAGCGAGTAATACTCCATCCTTAGTGTATTGGCATATTTTTCTTGGCTTCTCATATTTGTTATAATTAACAATTCCTGTAACCACTTGTGGATGTGTTTTTTCCGTTTCTTTTCTGTGCCTCTTTGGATGAATATATTCCAAATTTGAAACGATATTGTTTTGCTTATTTCCGTCTTTATGGTGTACTTGATATCCTCGTGGTCTGTCTCCTATAAAATGTTCTGCAACCAATTGATGTACTGCTATTGACTTCTTTTTATTAGTTACAGAATTTCTTAAAACAATGCGAAGATAATCTCCTGTTGCATTTTGATTTGATAGAATATATCCGCCCTTTGTCTTTTTAAAACTCTTTACTCTTCCGTAATTGGAAATCTGATATTGCCCCTCAAAGCCTTTTATCCACTTCCATTCTTCTTCCATTCGCACTCACACCTCGATTTCATCATCCTGTGGGAATTGAAAGATAGTATTGTTAATGTATTCTACTTTTGACAGCTGATTTTCAGCTCGTACCATAACACTGCATTTCTTTAATCTTTCAAATTCCTTTGCCACATCCTCTGAAATATCAACATTCTGCATTACGATAGGCATACCGATATATGCTTCTCTTAGCATTTCCATAGCCTTATACGCTTTCTCTTTGGAAGAGTACTCGCCTAATACATATTTCTCTCCATTGTATAGTGCTATAACGCTCTCCATTGCGTGGCACACAACTATCTGCTCATAAGGCAAATCAACATTGCCATGCTGTGAAATTACTCTCATATCAGTTCTCCTCGCTCTGCATGAATGGCGGTAGCTCCTCTGACTGCTTGTCGGCTGTGTCGGTCGGCTCCACATCAATTATGTTGTCCTCGTCAAAATCTACGCTATTTGCGTTTTCTTTAATCTCATCAGCAACAACCTTTTCTGTATCAAGTTTTACATCTGATACATTTTGAAATTCCTCTTGTGCATATAAACCTTGAAATCTATCTGGAAATGCTTCTCTTAAGGCCTGCACAACAGCTACTTTTCTAATCATTGTGGCTGGCTTTTTCGCCCATTGACTGTTAAGCGAACCATCTTTTTTTCTTCCTGCGTACTCATCAAAGCCTACTGACTGATACTCGTCCTCTTTTCCGTCAATAAAGATTTTCGCCCAGCCACCTACGATAGTTTCGTTAGGTAAAACCATTGTTCCCTCTCGCTCTTCAACAGCTCCGTCCTTTTTAATTACAATAATTCCTGCTTTCTTTCCCTTATATCGTGGGTCTGCATTGGCTCTCTTTGTAAAAACATCTTTTCCAGTAACTATTGTGGCTGGGTCGTTGCTTCCATACTTAATAAGGTATGCTTCTCTCAAAAACGGATTTAAGTGCTGGTATCTGCATAATGACATAAACATCATTACTTCTCCGTCAGATACATTGCCGCCGCCGCTTACAAGATATCTTTTTATCATTGTTGGAGAAATTTTTACCATTTCCCCATTTGATTCATACTTAACTATCTGTGTATTCTCCGCCATAATTATTCCTCACTTTCTACTTCTTTAAATTCGCCATCAACTAATTTATAAAATGTATTCTCTTTGATACGCTTTCCATCTACATATTCTGTTTTTACACATCTAGGAATCCATATATAATTACCATCATTGTCCATTTCGCCAGTTCTAATCCATTCTGCTAACGTAATCCAACTTCCAATTTTTGCTTTTGCTTTTGATTCATAACCAGCTGCCATAACAACAGAATTTTTACCCTCTGACATTATCTTTGCATAATTTCCACTTGAACCTATCTTTGCGGAATCTCCACTTGAACCTATCTTTGCATAATTTCCACTTGAACCTATCTTTGCGGAATTTCCACTTGAACCTATCTGTGCGGAACCTCCACTTGAACCTATCTGTGCGTAATATCCACTTGAACCTATCTGTGCGGAACCTCCACTTGAACCTATCTGTGCGTAATCTCCACTACTATCAGTTTCGTTATCTTTACCAGACTCAACTCTTGTTTTTTCAATAGTAAAATCTACACAAGCCTTAATAAACCCTTTAAGCCCAAGTTTCACACCAATATGAAGCTTATTTGTGGCTGCTTTATCCTTTTCTTTATAAATATCTCCAATAGCTTCAACATCTGCAAAATCTGAAATGTCACCATTTTCATCAACAAGCGGATAATAATTCAGCACATCAAATGGGTTTTCACAGAAATGCATTACGCCTGCTTCGCATATTTCATTTCCGTTTTCTTCATAAGTAGTATTCTCTTCGTACTGCTTACCTCTGCATATCATTCCTTTATTAAATGCTTTATATCCTTTTACGCCCATCATCATTCCTCACTTTCTTCAAATTCTTTCAACTGTTCTGCTAACTTCTTACACTCTTCTGCTACATATTCTTCTGTACGGATAACATCATCAATCGGATATTTACTTTCAACCATTTTCCGTAGTTGAAGCTCTTTTCTATGGTTCGGAAACTTCTGCATCGCATAATCCAAATCCGACTTATCTCCTGCATGTCCACAATCAAACCCGAACCACCATAAATCACTCTCGATTGGATAACTTGAATGTTCTCCACCACCTGCATATGTAATGCCACCGTGACACTGAAAATATGCTTCAATGCGGATTCTTTCATCTTCATCCAGCCAAGCACCAAGCAAAGGAAGAATCCCACTTAATTCTCTGTCTCCGACATCAGCTTTCTTGATTTCAAGGTAATCACTGTAATCCTTTCTGTATAATGGATGATTCTTTGGAATGCCGACATAACCGCATCTGTACCCGAAACTTCCAAATATGACAACGCATTTGTATCCTGCGTGTTCAAATTCACACTCTACAACATATCTATCATTCATAGTGCTTATCCCTCCGCAATCTCTAATTTCTCACTATCATTAACAATCAGCATAATCAACTGGCTATCTACCATTTCAGCAACTTTCTTCTGATTATCCGTACTAAGGCTTTCAGAATCATCTAAAACAATAGGCACTGATATGCCGCTAATCTTCTGAATAGAATTGCAAATATCAACTCTGCCTAAAATCCGGTTACCCTTATTAGACATAGTTGTTAAGATACTCTTTCCGTCAACAGTCGGTATGCAACAACTCTTGTAACCACCAGACTTTGTATAAGTAAACAACTGCCACTTAACCAACCCAAAATGACTGTTTACTGCTTCTGTTAAGGCTTCGTTCTTTGCCTTATCCAGTTCATCAAGTAAATCAAGGATTTTCTCGGCATTAGCCTTATTCTGTTCAGAATCAATCCTTGTCTGCTTTAATTCTTCAAGTCGCTGTTCGTCTGCTGCCGTATCAGACTTTGCAATCTGGCTTTCGCATTCTGCTAACTGCTGCCTTAAAACTGTTTCCTGTGCCTTTAATTCTGCCTTAACTGCTGAAATATCATTAGCCTTGTGCATAGCCTCTTCTTTTTCTGCAATCTGCTGTTCAAGTGCCTTGTATTCTTCTGTAGCTGTTACATCAATTTCCTGTGGAAGTTCAGACAACTGCTTTTCAAGAATAAACATATCGTGAGCATATGTGTCTAAATGTTCCCTGTATTCAGTTAATTTCTTTACAGCTTCTGCAAGTTTATCTTTAGCAATATCAAGTTCTTCCTTAGTTGCATTTCCCTTGTCAATAATGCGATTAAGTTCAGCTTCTTTGTGTGTCTTAAAATCAGCCCTTAATTCCTCTTTCTTGTCCTCCAAATATTCCTGTCTGCAATAAGGACAAATAAGGCTATTCTCGTCAAATTCTCGCTGTTTCTCTGTGTTCCATTCTACCCTTGTTGCTTCAAGTTTTGCTTGCAATCCTGTAACCATTCCATTGTTAAAAGCAACAACATTTTCTGCTGTTTTAATATCTTTCTTACAGTTCTCAATAACGCCATTGAGATTTTCTATTCTTATTTCTGCTTCTCGCCTAGCCTTAACATTTTCTTCATTAGCCTTGCGTGACATATCACTAAGTTCAAACTTCAAGTTGAGAATATTTGAACTAGCCTTATCATATTCAGCCATCAACTTGTCATTGTCAGTCTGTTTTTCCACGCAATCAGCAATCTGCGCTTTAAGGCTGTTCTTCTGTAATTCAAGGTCAGATACCTCAATAGCCTGTTTAAGCTGAATATCTCTTCCCTTTTCTTTAATCTGTCCGTCAAGAACAGGCAAATCCATTGTGATTTTGGTCTTGGTAGCCTTATTCATAGCGGATAGTTCTTCAACTGTATACTTATTAAGCAAAGGAACTAACTCGGCTAATTCGGCTTTCTGTGAAGCTATATCAAGGTCTGTAACATTGCCTACAAGACCGAATAAGTACTCACGCATTTCAGCCGGCTTCTGGTTGAGAAATGCGTTCACATTACTGCACATCTTAAATACGTTCATATCAACATCAAGATATGTGTTGAAATCCTTTAATGTCTTAGGTACATCATTGATAAAGTACTTGTTATCGTCCTTATAACTGCTGCCATCTTTGCTGTAAGTACGCTTCTGTACTTTCTTCATAGTTACTTCTTTTCCGTCAACATCAAGTATAAGCTCAACACTTGTATCCATATCATCAACTGATACTCCGTTAATTTCTCTTCTGACAACCGGATTATCCTTTAATTCATAGTCACAGTTAAATAAGCACCACAGATAAGCTGTTGCAATAGTTGACTTACCTTTGCCATTCTTAGCCGTAATCTTTGTAATGGCATAAAAATCAAAATCTGCGTGTGCATAGCACATAAAGTTTTCAAGTACTACCCTTTTTAAAGTTGCTCTCATAAACAATATCCTTTCCTTATTATATATTCATAACAAATATGCCATCTTCAACTTGGAAATTGTCAACTTCCCTATCCGCATAGGTTGAATACTTAGCTTCTTCAAATGAACCGTTAAAAACTGTTCCATGCAGCGGTGTCCATATCTGGCATACCACATCTTCATCAATAGCCATACTTGCTAAATCTCTAACTGTAATATCACTACTCATCAGCTTTACCCTCCTCTGCGTAATCAATCCTGCTTACTGATACTTCATAAGCAACCCTTGTCTCAATCTCATTGTCACTTATCTTCTTAGCATACTCTCTGCTCTGGAATCTTCCCTGGATCCGAATGTGTTCTCCAACTTCAAGCCCACCTGCAAATCTCGCATTTCTTCCCCATGCTATACATGGTATGTAATCTGATTTGCCATATGGTCTGTTTACTGCTACTAAGATATCTGCAATCTCTCTGCCCTTTGGAGTACATCTGTATATAGGTGGTTTGCATACGAAACCATCAAGTATAACTGTATTAATATCTTCTTCAAATGACAGTTCGGTTGCGTCCTGTGTCAGTATCTTAAGTTCTCTTGCAAATACAGATAAAATCAGCTTGCTCTTCACATCATCAATATGCCTGTTGAAGCTCCTTATCTGCCCTGAAACTGTGACAACCTGTCCTACTTTGATTTCTCTGATATCAGTAAGTCTGTCTGATATCATTACCGGTAATGTATCCTTGTTACCACTTGTTCTTGAACACTTGAGCATGAACACATAAAACCCCTCACCAAGTACTTCATGCGAGTACTCTGGCTCTTTCTCAACTACTCCTGCTAATGTGATATTGTTGTTGTTAATTGCATTTTCCATTTCTTTCTCTCCTTACTTCAATATGTAACTTCCTATTGGTACTTTATCCATTCTTTCAATCAGATGGATTTTGCAGCTAAAAGTATAGAATTTTCTAAAGTCCTTTTCCTTTATAGCCCTCTGTCTGTTTCTGTTCAGCTTAATAATTCTTTTAATACTACTCATTGTTCTCCTTACATCTGTAATACATTGTTGTGATGAATCCTTTTGTTGTCAGGCAATCGTAATTCTTCCATACCTCAAGGCTATGATTTGCTGTCTTAATAGCATTTCTCACCGCACTTCCGATAGAATCCTTGCTTTTGCTGTATTTTTCGGCAACTTTCTTAACTGCGTCACCTATTGCTAATGCAGAATCAAGATTGCTCATAATATCAACAATGTATACATAACCCTTTCTGTTAGAGTGAATGCCTAGATTGAATAATTCTTCTCTTATTCTTTTCTCCATAAACAAACTCCTTATCTGTAGCAAAAGTACATGTTCTGCACTTTCTTATAAACACCGCTACCTTGTTTAAATTCAGCTTGATACAACACATTGCGAGGTGTGTCATATCCGCTTATTAATAATTCTTCTGCTATTCTCCAACACCTTTCTGTTGGCTCTTTATAGAATCCGCTGTTCATAAGCTCTGTACATTGATATTGCCCTGATTGATAGATAACTTCTTCAATGCTGTTAGGAAAATACTCACTTTGTACTCGATTCAAAACAACGGCTCCTGCAAGATATAGCATTTCATCGTCGTTACATGTCGCTCCGCATTCACCCATCAGTAAATGTGCCATAAGCGACAACTCATATTCATCAACACTTATCTCTCCAGTTTCAACTTTATAATCAACATGTGAGTTGTAGCATTCACTTAACACTGCACTCTGCTGATTAATCTTCGCTTGCGGTTGTACCGGCCTTAGAATCAACGCTATAAGGCTGATTCCTGCTAGTACTGCGGATATGTTAATTATCTTTTCTTTCATATTCTTTTATCCTTTTCATTAGGCACAATGGCGGTTCGTAAGAATCAATGAACTCATGTACATCTGCTAAATCATCACGCTTAATGCAACTAAAACGACACCCGACTTCGCGTTCTATCTGTAAATATAAATCTATGCAGATTTCGTTAATCAAGTTTATGTCACTAACCTTGCCGCCTGTAACAGCAATAACCCTCTCACTTTCATGTCTTGTAATGTCCTGTATTTCATCAAAAGTTAATGAATCGTCAAACGGAAACACTGTTATCTCCTTTCAAGAACTTATTAACAAAGTAAACCTGTCCTTTGCCCGTTACCTTTGGCGTGCGTGTAATTCTTACGCTTCCATCTGGATTAACAAGGTTACTTTCCTTGATTTCAAATAGCCCCTGCTCAATGTACCTCTGCGTCGGCATATTGTAAGAACTGCCACTCTTAATCAGATAGCCCTTATCTCTTAACCATACAAATAATCGCTTCTGCCCGATTTGCACACCGTTCTGACAAATCAACTTTGCTAAATCTCCGACAAGGATTGATGTATGGCTTGTTGCTACTGCGTCCGCAAAAATTTCTTTAGGTTTCATCTGTTCAATTCTCGCCTGCTTCTGTTCGATTATCTTATCTCTTTCAGCTATCTTGTTATTGGCTACAAGAAGTGCCTTTGCCATAAGTTCTTCATCAGACATTGTTTCCTGCCCTGCTATGTAGCCGCCGTTCTTTCTGATTGATGGAAGCACTTCTGATGTAACCCAGTCTGTAAATCTTTCTGCACTCTCTTTTCTGCTCTGAAAGATTGTCTTGTAAAGATTGCTCTCGTTAATGTATAACAGCTTTTGTTCTCCACCTTTTGTAAGGGTAGGAATACTGTTCACACCCTTTGGGTTCAACCTCTCTTTAACCTTTGACGGCTGTGTAAGTTCCAATGCCTTGCATACATCAGCCAAGCAAAACATAGGTTCATCATCTTTAGTAATGGTTCGGATTTCTCCAAACTCTGAATTGCTAAAAATCTGTAGCTCCATAAGCATTCCTTTCTAAATAATGTGTGATATATTTTGACCTTTTAAGGTGCATTTGAGCGATTCTGCTCATTCCTATCTGCTGTAACTTGTAGAACTTTATATTTATTGATACAATAGAAAGGTGATGGTAGACATTTTCCGAAAGAAGATTGTATGGATACTGTCATAGCATTGTGTATATCAGTGGTCGGCTCATACTTCTGTGGTTTAGACTTCTGCACCCTATATACTCTTATTTCTATATCAATAGAATTAAATAAATATGCTAAAGACAAAACTGCCAATCGGTAGGTAATTCACACTCGATACAAGCAGGACACCACTCCTGCTTTGAAGAACCAATGAATACTACATTATAAGAGATTTGTAACTATTTGCCGCTACCATCACTTTTCTATTGCATCAATATCAAAAATTCTAATCTGTTTGTACTTTGTGCTATAATCCTCTTATTCTATTGGGAAAAGAGGTGAGATTGTAAAAATCATAACTGGCTTAATCAAGATTAAAAGCTGATTTGCCAACTTCACCCTGATACTCTTTATCTTCCTTGCTTGCAAGTTTCTTCAATGACCGGTTGATTTCTTCAAGCAAGGAATTTCTTTTCTTTTCAATCTGGATTAATTCTTTCAATTCTCTTTCCATTCTTACTCCTTTCCTTCTGTCTTTTCGCTCTCTCTTACCATTGCCATTCCCTCGGCAACGCCAAGAATGTAATTTTTCTTGCTATCATCAAGTTTCGGTATTGTATCGGATAACTTCTTGATGATTTCCTTTTCCTTTTCACTCATTCAATTCACTTCCTTTCTGTGATATAATTTCCTTATTAAATAATAAGGAGGTGATTCAAATGTTCGTTAAAATCAAGGTTTCTTGTCCTTGCCATTGCACATACACTGTAAATGAAGACATTAATTCCGATAAAATCATTTGCCCTAACTGCGGAAAAGAATATCCATATTCAGATAAAATGATTGCAATGCTTAAACTTGCAAAAGAAATCCCAGACGGAGATTTCCTTTTAAACGAACACTCTGTTGAGGTTATTTCTCTTTCGGAATACATGAACAGCCGTCAATAACCAATTTCATATATTCTAAAAAACCTTTAGCAACTGTAGCAGTCAGATTATATTCAGCCACTAAGTTTTTAACTTCTTTTTCTAAATCTGAAGCTTTCTGACTGTTGCAACGCTGATATTCCGCATAAGCCTTGCCTGCATATGTGCTTTCGAGTTCATCAAGTACATATACCTGTCTCATTGTTCTCACTTCCTTTCTATTTGACTTTGTGTGATTATAATATCATACCCAGTAATACCTGTCAACATATTTTAGCAAAAAAAGTTTGACATTGTGTGACTTTAATGTTATTGTATATATGCAAGGAGGTGAGAAGTGTGAATGAGCGGATAAAAACCTTGCGAAAAGAATTAAAAATGTCGCAAGATGTATTTGCTGAAAAGCTAGGGCTTACCAAAAACTACATTTCGTTAGTTGAAAACGGCAATAGAAATCTTTCAGAACAATCAATTAAAGTTTTATGTTCTATTCTTAATGTAAATGAAGAATGGCTGCGAACCGGAAACGGAAAAATGTTTAAATCTCGTACAAGAGAACAAGAGATTGGTGCTTTTGTTAATGAAGTTATGGAATTAAACGATGACAGCTTTGAAAAGAAGCTTGTTGGTGCATTAGCAAGGCTTGAACCTAAAGATTGGGAATGTCTGGAAGCTATCGCAAAGAAATTACTAGACGAGAAGTAAAAAAGAGAGGGTTATCCCCTCTCTTTTGTCATGTTACAGATAAATCTATATATTTGATGTAGTATCCATAAATCATCCGTTTTATTGATTAGTTCAATTATCTTCTGTTTATATTCCTCATTCTCCATATATCCCCCTTATTGCACGATATAACACTGGTAGCGATAGTGTTATTATAGAACATCTGTTCTTGCATGTCAACCTACCCAGTAGATTAACAGTTTTCAGCGGTGACACTGCCAACGCCAATCAAACAGTGCCACCTAGCCGAAACTTGAAGATTCCGCCCGAACTCTCTCGGACAATTATTATTATAAATACTGATAATGTAAAAATCAACTTAAAGATATCGCAAGTTTTGACATCATTCGACAAATTATATATATTATGATATGATTAATAAAATTAAATTTAAGGGGGATTTGCCTATGAAAGAGAAACAAAAAATAAGTAAGTCAAGTATAGTTATTGTAATGATTTTTCTTGTTATCATTGTTGCAACACTGCTTGCTCATCTAGGAGTGTTTAATGGATATAAATACTCTAAGAACGATAGAGAAATGATAAGTAGTGCAATTCAGATTATTGATGATTTTGAAAATGGAACTTTAAGTGCAAAAGAAGCAAGCACTAAAATGGAGAATTTAACAAATTTAGCAGAAAAACAAGCTGATGATAAAACACTTTCTGCCGATTTTTCAAGCGCTGAAATATCACTTTCACTTTCAGATAATAAGCTAGTATCGTCAGATTCTCAATCTGAATGGCTTAAAAAAATAAAAGAACGCCGAGAATCATTTAAGAAAATGTTAAAAGAAAGAAAATAAAGGAGTTTACCTATGATAAAGAGAATTGTAAGCATTATGCTTGTTATGTGCTTATTGAGCCTTGTAGCGTGTCAGAATAGTGCTTCTGATAGCAATGTTGAAAGTACCAGTGAAGTCCAGACAGAGCAAGAAACATTATTATCAAGAGACAAGAGTGTATATCCTGATGATATAACTGTTGAAATGCTCAAGCGTACACCTAATAAGTATATTGATAAAGAATTCAAGTTGACAGGCAATATTGTAGCAGAATTAAAATATGATGGAGAGGTTGAAGATAAAGACGGAAATACGCATACCGGTGAAGAATCCAGTGAATATATTGCTTGCTATTATTTAGCTGTTGATGGCAATAATGCTGATACTGTTGTTTTGACATATTATAGAGACGATTTTGATTATAATTTGCTTGTTGGCGATAATGTGACAATGTACGGAACACTTCTTGAGGGTGGCATGGAATTTAAGAAAACAAACGGAACCATAACAACCATTCCTGCTGTTATAGCTGTTATGATAGATTTGAATAATTAAAATATTACCGGGAGCATTGCACTCCCGGTATTTTTATTAAGGTTAGACTAATTCGCAATCGGTTACATTGACTGCGGCGAATAATTCTCCGTCATGCACAAGTACAACTCTGTCTCCACTTCTTTCTGATACTGTATACTCGTCATACCAAGCCTTAATAGGTGTGCCATCATAATCAGTATCGCCGACAAATCTCACTGTGCTACCCTCTTCAATGTCTTCACTGAATGGGATATCTGTAGGCGTATTATCAGAGCTTGCACCGCCGACAAATTCAAGGTTAGCAATATTGACAGCAGCTGTGATTGTTGTGCCGATACCTATAACAATTCTGTCTCCGTCCTCTTCAATTACATCATATTCATCATAATATACTGCAAATCTCACACCGTCATAATCAATGTTATCAAGCACTCTGACTTTCTTGCCGTCACCACGGCTTACTGTATCTGTGTTGACATCATTGTCATTGTCATAAATACACTTGATAAGGCTGATGTTATCCTCGTCAATAGCAGCAGTAGTTACGCCATCAACACCGATAACAACTCTTCTGCCACTGGCTGATAAAACGCTGTACTCATCATAGTAAGTTCTGAATGGCTCGCCATTATCGTACTGGATAGCGTTAATAACCTTAACTGTATCGCCTTTATGATACTTAGTATCTGGCACTGGCTCATAGTCTGGCACTGTGATGTCTTCAACTACATGGTCTGTGCAATAATCAGTGTAACAATAGTTCTGGTCCACTGTCTGTCCGTTAATCTGTGTGTCTCTAAGATAATTAACACTTCCGCCAAACTGCCACATATCATAATCAACAGCGATGTTAGGGTTATTGCTAGAATACTTAGCAACCCACACAGCATAACCAGCTTCTTTTACTCTTGAAATATCTACATAATTGTTAATGCAGTTCTCATATGAGTATAAGCCGACATTCTTATATCCTGCATTTCTCATTTCATCAAGAAACGCCATAATAATGTCTGTAAGGTCGTTGCCAGTAACCATGCCTGCTTCAACATCATAGAATACTGGGTAGCAGAATGATTTGCCTGCTAAAAGCTGTGCAAAGTATCTGGCTTCATTTACAGCTTCATCAGTGCTTAATGCGTTACCAAAGAAATAGGCTCCTTTGTGGATTCCTGCGCTTTCCAACTTGTTATAGCTGTTCTCAAACTCTCTATCTTCGTATAAGCCATCATCAGCACCGCCTGCCTTGATAATGGCAAAGTCTACACCCTCATTATCCTTTGCACTCTTGAAATCAAAATTTCCTTGCCATCTTGATGTGTCAATTCCGAATAATTTATTCATAAATTACCTCCTAAAAAATAAAAGCATGGGAATTAACCCATGCTTTCTAAAATAAATATTAATTACTGTTCTTCTGTAAGTAGCTTATCAACCTCTATCTTAAAGCTATCATAATCACTATCGCACTCCGACTGATTACTAAGATACAGGTCCCTGTTAGTGATTGTCTGACTAATTGTTGGAGAGCCAGTCTTTGGTACGCTCGCAAACATTGTCATTGCTGTTTGGTTATCTATTGTTGATGAACCACTTAAATTAGTTGTTTTCGTTATACTTAACATAAATACCGCCTCTTTCTATTAGTTTTTAAATTGCTAATCCAAAACTTCCCTGTACGGAATATGTTATAGTTTTTTGCCCCTCTTTACTAGAACCGGCTATTATTCTTAACTCACGCTCTTTATTGTCATTAAAAACCCATGAAAACGAACATCCTGCGTCTATTTCTATTGCGTTTGCTGTTGTTAGCCTATGTTTATTTGCTGCAACGCATGCATTATCAATGTATATAGCACAACTTATTGTTCCATAATCATTGGTTTCATCTGTCCATACAGCAGCGCTAATTGTAAGAAGTCCATTTCCACTTATTTTCCATGTTTTATTAAAAGATTCTAAAGAATTAGAGCTTGTTGTTATTCTTTGATTAATTGATCCTGTTGCTGGAATATCATACATTCCATTTATTGTAAGCCCTTTGCTCGACAAGCTTACAAGGTTAGAAGTTTCTAGGCTGCCGAAAGTTAAACTTTCTGGTGTCAGGCGCGCATATTTAGTCAGTACTGATGAGTCTTTTTTTGTAGTGAATACAATTTTATCATTGCTTAACGCTAATCTAATACCATCTATGGCATCTGTTTTATATATATTAATTCCATCAAAGATATTTCCTCTACAGTCTAGTGTTTGATTCCATAACTGTTTCGTTATAAGTCCATCACCCGTTATTGATGTATTTGTTGTTCCAAGAGTAGTAGTTCTGGTTATGCTTAATTCGCCATCTATTAAAGCATTGCGGCATATTAGCTTACCGTCCGCAGTAATAGTTGTATTAGTAGAAGTAAGGGTAAATCTATCGCCGGAAATATTTAAACCACCTTTGGCTGTAATGTTTATGGTATCTGCAATAGCTTCAATGGCAGATTTAAGCTCTCCACTCGCTGGGTCTTTTTTGATGTACAATTCTAAACTCGCTGATGTGGCATATTTTTTTAAACTATCCTTGGTTGCATATGTTGCTGACACATCAGCTCTAATGCTGTTGCTTTCGGCTGTTACTGCTTGCGTAATGGCATTATTCATAAAGGTTGTTTTGGTGTAGTTTTCAGACAAGTTGTCCTCTATATTCTGGCACCAATCTTGAGCGTCACTAGCTTTCGTATTAACTTCATCAATTGTGTCTGACAACTTTCCTTGTTCTGTATATAAACCGGATATTGACAGGCTGTTAGAATCGGCGGTCTGCTTGATTGTATTAACAGTATTTGTCAATGTTTCAACTGTACTGCCATCAGCCTTGGTGTTTAATGTTTCTGTCAATTTAGTTATTGTTGAACTGTTCCCATCAACCGCTTGCTTAACCTCGTTAAATGTCTTAGTATCAACCTTGCTACCCATGTCAGTTTCAAGAGTAGTTGTTCGCGTTTTAAGGCTTGATAATTCACTGTCTGTATCAGTTTTCCATGAACTGATTTCAACATCAAACTTCTTAATACCGGTAATCTCGCCATTGATGTTAATGATGTCCTGTAATGCCTTAGTAACATCGCTGTCCTTAATTAATACCCACTCATAGTTAGGTGCTTCTAATGTACCTGTATCAGCAAATCTGTATGAATATCCATCTGCACTTGAAGCCGGATTAACCACATAACAGATATCACCTATATGCTTCTTTCTCGTGGCATCGTCTGCCCAATTAACAGCCGGTTCATTATTAAGTGTAGGTATTTCTGTTTTAGTGAATGTCTCAATATTTCCGTCAATTTGACCTTGCAGCTCTTCTTGCACCTTGTCTAAATATTCTTTTGTTGGTACTTTTTCAGCTAATTTATCCAGAGACAAAGAACCTGTTCCTATGCGTTTTCCATTAATTGTGCCTACTGTAATATTATCAGCATTAAGGTTAGTAACTATTATCTTGCTTGCGTCAATAGTACCGGCTGTCAGCTTATTAGCGGACAGACTCTGTACCTTTTCGTTGGTTACTGCACCATCTTTAATGATAGAAGTTCCTACAACTTGAGCTGTTACGTTTGCGAAATCAATTTTAGCATAGGCTAAATCGGCTTTATCAACTGTCAAAGAGTTAGCCTTAAGGTTTGTAATCTCTGCATTAACAGCTTTAAGGTTTTCAATATTTGCATTAATAATGTCTGCATATGTTGCATCTAACTTATTTGTTTTAAGATTTTCAATGCTTGCGTTAGTTGCGTTAAGATTAGTTATTGTTGCATAAGTGATCTTGGCCGTATCTACATCTAACTTGTTAATCAATGCCTTATTAACAGTTATCAAGTCAGCATAGTACCGTTCCATTTGCTTGGTTACCGGTCCGGAAGCTACGCTTGTATTCTCTGTATCAGATTGACCTATAGATGTAACTGTATCCATCAAACCGCCGTCACATTCGTGCGTAATCTGCATTATAGGCACTTTGTAATCAACGTCACCCTTGCTGACAGTTATAATATCGCCAACTTCTAATCTGTAATCGCCGACAAACTTAACTGTAAGCGGTCTGAATTGAAAGCCACCTATCTTTTTATAGACTTCATCAAGAATTGCTTGTGTCATAAACGGATTGGCAAAACTAAGCCCTGTTGCACCACTACCGCTAGTGATTGTGCTAGTTTCCTTATCGCCGGACTTTGTGTTATTACAAGTCAGTTTTTGTATGATGAAATCCTTAGATGTTGTAAATGTAACGCCCTGCTGATAATACTTATGTCCGTCAAGTACATAACCACTATCTTTATACCACCTTAATTCAAGGTTTCCGTCAGAATTAATTACCGCATTACAGCCTTGCAACATAGCCATATAACCGATAATTTCTCTGTAGGTATATCCTTGTGGCTTGTCACTGATAGTATGTGCTGTAACTATATTTGTTGCTAAAGATATACCTAACTTGCCGCATATCTCACCAAGAATAGCTTTGTCAGTGCTAGGGAATGCCATATCCGAGAAGTAAGGCATGTCAGCCTTATACATTCTGTCATATGCTTCGTAGCTTGTGTATTCTCCGTCACTTGTCTGCTTAGTAACTGTAAATATTCCCAACTGAATATACTTAATCTCTGTGTCAACCTTAACACCCTCAAATATGGCAATCTCCTTATTTTCAAGCCTTGTTGTTGGCATATAAATAGAAAAGGTAACACCGCTACTGCAAGTGTTACCTATCGTAATTTCATTATTGGGATTTATCATGTTTTGAAACTTGAAATTGTTAAGTGTATCGGTATGTTCTTCTCCATCAACAACATACTTAGAATAGTATCTTGCACTATTTCCCTTAACAATTTCCGTCATAGCTGTGTCTAATATCTTCATTCTACACCGCCTTTATTAATTAATTAATTAATGGCTTATCATAAACTCGATTGAGTATAATTTAGCTGGTGTAATTTCTTCGCATTTATCGAATGCGTCCATAGGAAGCATTGTCATGTCAGGCACTTCAATCTCTTGCTCATTGATTTCCTGCAATTCTTCCTGTAACTTCTTTAAGTTCTCTGATGTAATCTGATACTGATTATCATTGACAACTGGATTGCCGCTGTCGTCCTTGTCTGCATACTTAATCTTAGTATCTTCTATGGTCTGTAGCGTTGCCTTATACAGTTCTTCCAATGCCTTAATATTGCACATAACAGCCATAGCAATTCTGCCTGTAGTCTTGTCGTGCGATATGTTACTTAAGCTCTGGAATCTGTCTATTAACTCACTTGTTTTTAGTTTCATGTGGAACTCTCCTTTATTTCTGGATTAAACTTAATTTTGCTCCGACTATAAGTCCGTCCTCATTCTTTGCCCTTGTAAGGTACGGATATGTCACATCTCCTGTGTATATTGTCATTTCCTTTTGTGTGCCACCTAAGAATAAGACTTGTGCCGTTGGGAATGGGTTATCTACGTCGCTTACTACATTATCAAGCAATAGTGCTTGCTCACCTGTTAATGGTGGCAATTGAAGCTCAATCTTGTCTTTGAGTGCTACAATCGTGCCAACCATTTCTCCATAATCATTTCTTCCTGTATTCTTAGACCATATCTTATTCCTACTGTATGTGTAGCCGTTATATGCCACTGGGAATCTAACCCCCTCAATCACAACTGCGTCAATCAATCAAACCACCCCTTTCAAGGCATTAAAAAAGGAATGCACCATTTCTGATACATTCCTTAATATTTCTATTGCATTAATTCAATTAGTGTTATATAATATCTGTACTGCTTGTTTAAGCGGTATTGTGACTTTGGGCTGTCAGTTGTCGGGCTGACAGCCTTTTTAATTGCTTTAAATATTTAATAGAGCCAAGACTTCGGCTCTACCGATTTCATTTTCCCCAGCTTCTTGGGGAAAATCTTCGCAACTTTCTGCGAAAACTCTCCTAGCTTTACAAGAAATCGTCGCCACAAGTGGCGAAAGCTATAAAATGTTTTGCAACTTCCTGCAAAATTCCCAACTTCTTGGGAAAATCTTACGAAACATTCATGCACACTTGTGTGTATGACATTTTCTGCAAATCAATCGTGCCAACCGCTTAGCACAAAACATCTGTCTCAAACCGTACCCACAAGTGGGTACGCTCCATTTAAACCATATATTACCAAAAAATCAACCCACATTTGTTACACACAAACCTATGTTGTGAATAAGTTCCACCTTGTTGCTTAATCTTCTCTTTCTTATTAACCAGTGTAAACGGTCTTAAAGGATTCAGATTAACAGTATATCTTGTTTTGGATTTCTGCGGTACAGTTGTTGTAATCTGCGTGTGAGAACAATCCCAACTACTACATCTTGGACAATATACTTCAACTAAGCCGTTTTCTGTTGCTCTGTACACTCCTTTAAAGTTAGGATTTAATGGCTGTTGAATTTGTGGTTGCTGTTTCTTCTTCACTCCTATTGCTTCTAGCATTTCGTTTAGTTCTTTTTTCACTGACATATGCATTTCCCCTATTGCAATTCTAATGTTAATTTCATAAGTTTTTTATTACCGCCTAGCGGTGTGACTTCTAAATCAACATTGCTCTTATCTTCCAGTATGTATATTCTTGCAACCGTAATGTTTGCACCTGTCTGTAATTCTCTTGCAATATTATTGTATTCGTCAATGTCAAAACTAATTAACGGATAGTCAAGTTCTTTGCCGTTTTGGAAGCATGTAACATCATAATTATATGCAAAGGCTGTGTTATCTTCTGAATTGTTTGAAAAGTCAAAATAGACAACAACAACCTCTCTTCCATTGTTATCTGTTATTACTTCGTGCTTAAGGTATTTAAGCGTTGTATTATCATATGTAACTGTATCTGTGTTCTGTTCTGTTGTAGTAGCTTGTTTAGTGACATTTATGCTGTCTGCATTGTTATCATTCCCATTTCTGTCAATTACTACTATTAACATTAATATCGAAAATATAATTGCAAAATAAGAACCTAAATGCCTTTGCGACCTATTCCCTTTGCTTTTAATCAAATCCACAATAGCTAATATAAGTGCTACTGGAATTGTAAAAGTAAAAAGTGCCATAACCGCTGCCACTATGCTAAGTTTACTATCTTTCTTTTTCTGTTTCTTATCTCCCATATTGTGTTACCCCTTTGCTTTTTATATATAGCAAAAGAATAACACAATACATTTATCTTATCAATATGGAAAAGCCGCTTGTCCTGTCATATTAGTATAGTTATTAGCTTTATCTTGTACCATTGTAAACAGCTTATCTGCGTCACCTTGTAATGTTATGTTTACATTATTGTTAGCTTCTGACATAGCTGCTACAATCGCATTGTAAACGGCTGGATAAACTGCATTGGCAATACCTGTTGTGATTTCCTGTTGATTGGCTACCGCTGTTCTTCCGTCCATAGTACCAACCATTTCGGGTGCAACTTCATTAGCAACGAATAACTGTCCTTTGTTTGGGAAGCCACCGTTTGCATACCAATCAATACTGACTTTTGGCACTTTAGGCGGTGCAAGACTAAATTCTCCGTCAATCTTAAAGTGTGGTGTATCAATGTGTGGAAATTCAAGTCCTAAATCATTCCACCACTGCTTAAAGCTGTTCCAAGCGTTCTGTATCTTAGCTTTAAAATCTTCGATAGCCACAGAAATGCGTTGAAGTGCTGGTTTGCTATCCCACCAATCTACAATATCATCCCACTTCCCTTGAATACCTTTTTTAATTCCGTCAGCTAAGCTTTCCCATTTTTCCTTAGTAAACCACGGTTTCACATCATTGCTCCACCAAGAAACAATTGCAAGACTGTTCCACCAATCAACGATTGAATCCCACTTTTCTTGTATTCCTAATTTCATTCCGTCAACAGCGTCAACCCATGTTTCTTTTTCAAACCACGGTGTTACATCATTATTCCACCAGTTTACAATAGCTGTATTATTCCACCAGTCTGTAATTTCATCCCACTTTTCTTGTACAGCAAGTTTAATATCTTCTACAGCATCTTTAGCTTTTTTTACATACTTGCTGTCTTCTATGCTTGCCGAAAATTCTGTAATAAATTTAATAGTAACAACTCCGCCAGGAACAATTAAAGAAGCTAAGATACCAGCAATTCCCCATTTGTCATATATCTCTTGGTAAGCACCCCACAATAGCTTTATTGCAGATAAAGCTAAATCAATTGTTAAATCAGATACTTTTACTGCTATTTTGCCTAAATCTATTCCTTCAATAAGTTTAATTATATTTTTACCTAACTGCTCCCAATCTACGGAACTGATAAAGCCATCCGCAAAATCTAATGTTTTACAGATGATTGTTGTAATTGCTTCTCCTGTTTTTTTCCACGGAACAGCGTTTATCCCTTTGTTTATTTGTTTGCCTGCGTAAGTACCTATTCCGTACCAGTCGCCTTTTTTTATGGCTTTCTCTATTTTGTCCGCCCATTCGGTTGCCGAATTTTCCATATTAGCAAATGCTTTATTCCATGCCGCTTCATAATCAGCCGCCGCTTTAGCAATATCATCTGTCAAATCAATAGTGCTACCGCCACCACCGCTTGAGCCTTTGCTTGAGCTTGTATCATCCTGTAATTTATTAATTTCATCAAATCCCATAAGGGATAATGTAGCTTTCTTAGCTGAATCAGCCACATCTTGATAGCCATCTGAAATATCTTCTAAGCCGTCTGATGTGTCTTTATATCCGCTTTGTCCGAAACTCTCAAAGTCAATCTTAACCCCCATTAAAGAAGCAAGGTTGACTAATAATCTTTTGATTGCAATAGTAACGCCATTTACTATTGGCATAACCTTTGAAAGAATTGGTATGAATAGCTGTCCTGCTACCATTCCTACCTCTTTCATATTGTTACTGAACTGGCGTAACATATTACTTGGGGAGTTGATTGTCAAATTTGTTATCGTATAGGCTCTTTATCCTATACTTCTTATAGTTTCCTATAAGTTCAGAGTACATTATCACCCACGTTTTTACGTTTGGTTTGGTGGTAGCCACTTCCACCTCATACTGTCCTATATGCAGTAGTGTCGGGCACTCTTGGGAATATTATATTTATTCAATTCCTACTCGTTACGATACTCAATAGCCTGTTCGTAATCTATTGAGTTATCTCGGTATTAGCATAGTTGAAAACTTTAGCCTTTACCGATTTTGCCCGATTGTCATAAGATATTTCTATTCTTATGCAACACTTGGAAGATAAGCTATATCATTAACTTTCTTCCGTTTATTAGCTAAATCACCCCAAGATACTTTACTTTGGTCTAATATTGCCAACACTCTTAACTGCTGCTTTTCCATCTGTGTCATTTCTGATGCAGACTTGGAAATGCCTAAGTTATAGGCATATGTCGCTAATGTGGCATTAGTAATATCAATACCATATTTATACAATGCCCTTGATTGACCGATTAAGCCGCTTTGTAAGTTCTGTGCTACTGTTGAATAGTCCACATTAAAAAGTGAGCTTATATCGCCTGCGAGCATTGTCATTGACTTTGTTATTGCTGTTGTTGCTTCGCCTGTCTGCCCTAGTGAGTTAGTGACAGAAGCTAATTGTGAAGCGTACTGTGTTATCTCTTGTATGTTAAGTCCTAAGTTCTTTGCTCCACTTTCTTCAAGTAAACCACCTTGAACATTGACTTTTAAGCCAGATAGTTTTCCAAGAGTATCATTTACTCTGCTTTGGAAGCTCTCTGCATATGCTGTTGCGTTATCATATCCGTACTTTTCGTAATCTTTATCCCACTCTGAACCAATTTTACCAAACGCAACCGCTTGATAGTTGAACGCTTCAATGTAATCTGTCGTTGACTTGATTGCTTCTATAAGTTTCTTACTGCCACGAATTACCATAAAATAAGTGGCATAAAACTTACCTATTGCACTCGCCAAGTTCCAACTACTTCTAGTTGCTGTTCTAGCACTTGTAGAAACGCCATACAGCGTTTTTTGAAGTGAGTTTGAAGAAGTACCCACCTTGCTACCTTGACTAGCAAGATTAGCCAATGCGTTAGTCATTTGAATAACATTTTGACTTACTGTTGGCGCTCTGGATAGCGTTGTCATTAAGCCATTTAAAGCATTACCTAGCTTTGGAATGTTTACAACGGCGTTTTCTATACTCTTACTGCCTAGCTTGCCTAGTGACTTTGCAAATTCTGTGACTTGTGTTGCATTTTGCGGAATAGCTGATATGCTTGCAACTGCCTTTGTGACAGCTTGAAGTGATGTAGCTGTGTTAGTTAGGGCAACTGAATCAACAGAACCTATCTTTGTGATGTTCTTAGCAAGTCTTGTAAAATCTGCTGTTCCTGCGTTCATATTCTGCATAGCAGAACCTAACTGATTAACACCATTCGCAAGGCTACTTAATGATGAGCCATTCACAGTTGCAAGTGATGTTGACAGCCTTGTAAGCTGATTTATCAGTTTATCGACAGAATTGATAGCTTTAGTGGCAGTACCGGTAATTTTGACTTCTAAACTGTCTAATTCCACGTTTTAACCCCCTTTTATAGGATTGTTGGCGGTAGTCCTCTCTTTTCAGCTCGTGCCGCCCATTTCTGTTCATTGAGTAACATTCGCTGTAACTCTTTATCGTAGGTATCTTCTTCGCTTTCTTCCGTTTTTTCTGATAAAATAGCCTGCTTCGGATATTCAATGTGTGTATCTTTACTAAATGCCGCACCAATGCCGCAAGAAATAGCTGGAATTGCGTAAACTAAAAACCAGTTATACATTTCTGAATCGCGATTTTGCCTATCAATCTTTTTGCCTTTTGCATATAGTAATAATTTTGTAGGTGTCATTTTTAGAAAGTCTGAATAACTAACGCCTAGTGAACTGGCTAAGACAAAGTATTCTTCCCATATTATTTTGTGGAAGTCTGCTTTTTCTTGTGGTCCTGTGGAACTACTGTCGGCTTCTTCTGCTCCTGTGCCGCTTCTTCCACATTGTTCGCCATTTCCTCTAACATCGTTGTTATCCCCGACAGCTCGAAAAAACCATCATCTTCCATCGCTTTCTTGATTTCTTCAAACAATGTTCTATATCCGTAACTCTTATCTGTCTTTCTTTTCTCTGTAATATATGCCCTAGTGAGTTCCTTTGCTTCATCCATAGTTACTGGGTTATTGTCAATACAGCCTGCATAAATGGCGGTAATGCAAATCTCTGGCACATCTGCTGTCATATTTGCTAATCCATCAAAGGAAGCCTGTGCAACGCTTTTATCTGTCTGTGCAAGTAAGTAAGAACCATTAACGACAGAAAACATTTTCTGCACAATTTCCTTACATTCTGCTGCACCGAAGCTAAACTCAACTTTGTATTCTTTTCCGTTTACATTAATATTCATCATAATTTTTACCCTTTCCCACCCTATCGTCCATATAGGGAAAGGTGCGGATTTTACACCGCACCTACCTTTTTTAAATAATTATTCTGTTACATCATCAAGATATGATGTGTAGTCGGCTGTTTTGGCGTTTGTGCCACCAATCGACACAGCCTTTGATTTAGTCGATTGGCTTATCATTCCCCCACCTTTGTTACTGTGAATGTGCCACCAGCACCCTCGACAACTTGAAGCTTGTCTGTACATTCGATAGGTGAAGTGTTAGGAACTGCTGTTACTGTCATTTCAAGTACTGAATCAGTACCAGAAACATCATTAGGTGTTGCTGTTACCTGTCCGACAAATGCGTACTTAGCAACCGCACCTAATCCGTCAGAGCCATATAACTGAATAATATCCAACTGCTTACCCTCTGCTTTGATTAAGTCCTGTAAATAAGCCTTTTCAAGATTTCCTGTGTAAGTCTTAGCGTCAGATGTTTTGATACCCATTAAGAATGTCTGTGAATCATCTTCAAATGTTGTGCTTTCAACTGTGTTAGGTGCTGATACTGGTGCTGAAATTGACTTAGCCGCAACCATTAACTTATATGAGCCTGCAAAACCATCTTCGCTATGCTCCTTGTAGATAACTCTAGCTTTATAACTTGTACTTGCCATTGCTTTGTCTACCTCCTAAAAATTTGCAAAAAAATAAGAGCATTTCTGCTCTTTGTTACATTAATCTGTCATTTGCCGCTATCATTCGTCTGAATCTAGCGGTACTCTTATGTACTTTATTACTGATTGAGAACTCTGGCATTGGTGCGCCTTGGAATCTCATTGTCTTGAATGTATCTGTAATTATCGCCATAACCTTGCGACAGTCAGACTTGCTTGTGTTAGTTGTAACATCTACTTGAAATGTCGCTAACAATGCGTTAACTGTCTGTCCGTCAAGTGTTTGTCCTTGTTCAACTGCTGGCAGTAAATGAATGTATACTGTTGGAAATACTGCTTGACCGCTGTTTTCCCCCTCATTGGTTATGACTATCTTTGGATATGTCTTTTTAAGCTGTGTTAGGGTTTTAGCCTTGACAAGTGCTGTGACTGTGTTTTCAAGGTCTGTCGCCCAATCGTTTGCATTTGCCATTAACTAAACACCTCTCTTGCTATCTGCTTATACTGATTAACAATCTCTATTGTGGCGTTGTACATAGGCATTGTAGCTCTAACGCCGTGCGTGTAGTGCCATTGATTATCATTACCTAAGTAGTACCAGCCGTCGCTGAATGCGTGGATTTGTCCTGGATATGTTCCTACGCCCAAGCCGAAATCATTAGCCTTTGGGTTCTCGTTGCCGCCGTTGTAATAAATACCAGCACCAAATTCAATTGCTAATAGCGTGTAAAATGGCTCTCTATCTTCTACCTCAACAGTTTTACCGGTAGCAATTAAAATAGCTTGGTAGCCATCTTGAATAGGCTTTCTGTCAACTCTCAATGTTACTGTCCTGCCTAATGGACTTTCATTAACACTCATAATTGCTGCTTTGTCGCCTAATTCTGCTAGTCGTTCAACAAGTAATTCGCATTTATACTGCAAACTCTGCTTATACTGTTGTAACTGTCTGATAGCTTCATTTACGGACTTTTCAGACAAGGATATATTAATTGTATGTCTTGCCATAAACACGCTCCTTAACCGCTTGCAAAGCAGCTTGTCTTATGCTTTCATTTATTGGCTCTTGCGTAGATGGAATCATCTTTCCTTTAAAGACAGAACCAACTAATTGTTCATTGTCTGCGTGTATAAACAAAGAGTCGCTTTTTGAAAATCCACCTGTCTGATACTTCATGTCTACCACCTACTTTACAACTGCTTTAAGCATATACTTAGTTGAATATAATGCCGGCTTAATGCCTACAATCGTGAAGTCCGCTGATGTTTCATCAACAAGACTGTCAGATGTGTATGTAGGCTTGCTATTAAGCCAAATAAGGTCGCCTTTTTGGATAGGTAACATATTCCTATCTGTCAGCAAAATAGCATCAAAATCAGCCGTATCAAAGCCGTATTCTTTGCTTTGTGCTTCTCCGCCGCTGAATGATATGTTTGCTTTGAAATCGACCGGCTCTGAAAAACCTGTTTTTTCTTCAAGGACTTTGGGTATCTTATTTCCCTCATCATCAAGATAAGGAATGAAGTTGCCCTCTGTGTCGGTATATCCCTCATATAAGATATTGCCGTCATCATCTTTTTCGTAAATAGTTACTGTCTGTCCTTGAAGTGAATACTTCATAGCCTGCTTATTAATGTCAAGCATATTACTTCACATCCTTGCCAAATCGCTTCCATAGTTCAGACAGCTTCTCCCAACCGTACATTGCTACAAAAGCAACAACAAATCCTGCCATAATCGCCGCAAGAATCATGTACCACAGTATTGTCATCTGAATATACTGCATATAAGCAACAAATGCCGCTACAGTAATACCGATTGACAAGACAAATACCACAATATCTGTAGGTACTTTATTGAATACTCCAATGCCCTTAATTACCTGTGTAATTACAGACACCATAAAAGCTAATGCCCCGACAATTGCTAATATGATTGTCATATTTGCAATCAATGTTTGCATAATATCCATTCTGCTATACCTCCTTATCTTCATTAAGTCGTGCTTCCAATCCGTCTATTCGGTGGTGTGCCGACTTTACACTTTCCTCAACTTTAATAATCCTGTTATCGTGAGAATTAAGTTCTTTTCTCATTTCTGTAACTTCATTCTTTATCTCTGTTGTATTGCTTGATATTGTGTCAAGTTTCATATTTATGCGTGTATTTTCTTTTACACGCTCTGTAAGTTCTGCATTGTCAGACTTTTTGTTGTTCTTAAGATTAAATCCCAACGTAAACAGTCCGAAAAAGACGGAAAAAGCAACTGAAATAATGCTTATAATTACTGCTATTGGCATTGATATACCGCCTTTCATAATTAATAATGGCACACCGCCCACCACCCTTAATGTGTGCCGCCTGCTACCGTATTGGTAACGCACAATCTTCTATAAAACCTTAGCAAAAGGAAATACCCCAACAAATAAGCTGTCTCTATCTCTCCAAGTTCTGTTGACACCATTCTCATTGTAGCTTGCCATAAATGCTTCACCTGCTTGTGAATGGTCGTAGACAGCCAGATTAACAATAACACTCTCAAATTTCTTCAAGTCCGCGGTTATCATTTCATCTGTGTAACTGTCGGGATAACACCTTTTTGCCTTTACATCTTCTGTAGCCTGTTTAATAAGTTGTTCGATTATTGGATTATCTTCTTTGTTATCGAACACCACCACATCAGATGTTGTTTCATCATCATTTGTGACTGTATCAATATGAAATTGTTTAAGTCTGATTTTAGCCTGTTCTAATGTGGTGTATTCCATAATTTCAGCTCCTATAATCCTAATTTCTCAATTAACAGTTCTTTAAGTTCTGCTCCTGTAAGCTCCATTGCGTTCTCGATGCCTTGTTCTAAGGCAAGTGTCTGTAAGTCCGCTGTTGGCATACGCTTAATAGCTGTCTTTGTGTAATCGTTTGTAGGTTGAACAGGAAACTTATCCTGTTCTTCCTCATACTTAAGCTCATCTCCATAAACAGCTTCCTGTCTTACATTATCTGCTGTTACTTCTTCGCTCTGCTTTGCGGCGTTGATTTTATGTCGTCTTAATAACATATAAACACCTCTTACTTTCCGAACTTAGCAAGAACAACCTTTGAATCGTTGCTTAAGACTGCTGTATAGTGTTCATCGCCAGAGATAACAGTTGTCTTTGCAAGAATATCTCTGTCTGATTCAATCTCAACGCTTCTCTTCATATAGATTGTAAGTGCGTTCTCTTCCTCTGATACACCATCTGCGCCTGTGTCCTCGTTAGGGTCTTCTGCTGATACGATAACAATAGGACAAGCGTAGAACTCTGTTGCAACAGCCTTTAACTTGCTACCTACCTTAATTTCCTTACCCTTTGGCTTAAGCGTATGTGCAAGTGCTGTGTCAAGGTGAACATTCGTTGCATCCTCGTTTGTTGTATCAGCCACAACATTGATTGTTCCTGTTGAATCATCAAGCTCATACTTAACTAACTTAACTTTCTTTGACTTAACAACCTGCGCTCCTGCAATAGAACCGATAGTTCCATTCATAATTACATTAAGTGGATACTTGTCATTGCTCTTGAAATCATCGTCATTAAGTAATGTAGCTTCCTGCGCTGGATTGATGAACAATATCTTTGTAAGTGATGAATCTGATTCATCATCAAACTTGCTATTAGCTGCTACAACTGCTGAATAGCTGATAGGTGCTGCTGTTCCATCGTAATCAATAGGTGCTGTGCAAAGTGCGTCATAGCTGTCATTATCAACCTTTGCAGCGATTGACATAGCAATCTGATTGATAGCTGTACCAAGTGGGTCGCCATAACCAGATAACACTGATTCGTCTGTAAGTTCTACTGCCTTACCTGCTTTCTTAACCTTTGCTTCTGTTGTAGATGTTGTAAGTACTGTTGTACCCATAGCAACACCTTCTGCTACATCTTCTGCGTCACCAATATAAGCATACTTTGGCACAACGATTGTGCTTCCTGGTCTGCCTACAAGTGTTGTATCAACTCTTGCAATAGGTGAGAACTTAATCTTCTTTGGCAACTTAGCTGATACCATATCAGCCATTACCTGTGGATCTACTAAATTTGCTAACTTAGTCTGTGGCATAGTTTATTTACCTCCGTTTTCTACTCTGTGAACTTCTTATAAAGTTCTGGATTCTTATTTTTGAACTCCACTCTTTCGTGGTAATTCATCTTGTTGAACTGTTCCTGTGTTATCGTGCTTTCTTCTCCACCGCCTGCATTAATAGCCGGTCTTGATTTAAGCCACTCTGCCTTAGCTTCTTTAACCTGTCTTTGCACTTCATTGGCAATTACAGTTGCTATAAGGCTATGGTCTGCGTCTGCAACCGCCTCAATCAAAGAATCAATATCCTTTCCATCGCCTATAACTTTCTGATAAGCATTGACAGCTTTCATATGATTAAGCTCTTTGCTCATGTTCTCGAACTTTTCAGCCTGCAATTTTTCAGCTTCTGCCTTTGCTTCCGCTTCCTGTTCTTCTGCTGTCTGCTTTGAACGAAGTTCTTTCTTGTACTTAGCTGCTTCTGAACTGGCTTTATCGGAAGCGTTCTTATACTTCTCTTTTTCAGCTCTTTCACTAGCAAGCTGTGCCATAAGTTCTTCTACGCTAGGTGTCTGTTCTTCGTTCTGTGGCTCATTATTAGTTGTTGGTTCTGTTGTTGTGTTAGTTACATCTGCCATAATTTCTTTACCTCTGCTTTCTGCGTTTTTTGTTGTTCTCTCAACTTCTTGCGATATTTGTATTGCCCTTTCTCTAGGGCATATAAAAAGCCACAAGGCATTTTCTACCCTGTGGCTCAATATCAATTATTTATCTGTTCTGCTCTTATCTATAACCGGACTATTTTCTGTCTGGTCTGATAAGTCTTGCATTGTGCGGTCTTTATTAGGTGGCTGTTCTCCATCTCCACCCTCTGCTTGGTTCTGTGTATCTTTGTTGATTATACTGTCTTGATATGCCTTAACCATCTTTCCGCTTCTCGCTACAACATCGTTAGGGTCATCAAAGAATGGAATTGCATCAACTGTATCTTTAAGGCTAAATCCGTGGCTTATCAATGTTGCCATAGCATTAACCTTGGTTGACATTTCATAAGTTTTTTGTCGCTTAATGTTAGGCTTTACATCTCTTGCCCTTAATTTAAGTAATGGATTGCTACTGTTAACATTGTTTGATAGCTTGATAGCTGTAAGAACAACTTTTATCTCTTCCATTTTGCAGCCATCTGTAATTAATTGCTGTTTTGCCGCCGCTGTTTCAGCCTGTGACCAACCTGTTGCGTCTGACATTGCAACTCCTGTACTACCACCGCTATTATCATTTCGTTGTGGTACATTGCATTTCTGCAAGATTATCTGTCGCCTTGATTGGATATTGCTAAGCATACCCGTGTAATCGTAATTAATTGCAAGTGGCTCAACTATTGGAGTTTTGCCATCTGCTGATGTGTAGGTCTGCATCCATTCTCCAGATTTTGGCTTTCTTACTTTTTCAGTGATGTGTGGTGTTCCATCTTTATCAACTGTTGTTTCCTGTTCAACTGGGAAATCAACATCATTCGTATGCCATACCGCCTGCGTATTCTGTTCAACATCATTTGTAAAATCTGAAATAAGTAGGTTTAAGTTATCCATTTCAGATATTTGCCGTTCAAAACAGCCCATTCTGTCAAATGACCTTGTGTATTCAATGATAGGAATTTTATGCAATGGATTTTCTTCTCCGCTTCTCTTTAAAAATCCCCATTTCGCTTTTCCTTTTTTGGGTCCGTTAGTAATTTTTATTCCATCTGTAATTTCGTATCTAATATCTTTAGTAAAACAAGTGTAATACCTTGTTCCGCTATATTTGTCTTTGATATAAGTGCCTGCAAGAATAACCCTCTTATCACTATAAGCTGTTGACCTTACTACAAAAGTTGTTCTTGGGTCCAAAACATCGTATGTGAAATAGCTTTCCCCATCCTCATATTCTGTGTTTACATCAATGAGGACATATCCAACGCCACCAATTTCAACATATCTTGCAAGTTCCTGTTGCTTCTGCCTTGCATTCTGTGATTCGTAGCAACTGTTTAATTCTGCTATAGCTTTTGTAAGGTTAGAATCCTCATTGTCGCCATTTTGAACTAACGTTATAGGATTTCCCCACTTAAAACCTAAATTAAACTCTGTGACCTCGTTAGCCACATTATCACAACACTCACAGTCAATGTCTGGTCTGTATGTTTTGGCATTCTTCCTAACTATCGGCTGTATTCCTGCGTCATAATCAAGAAGAAACTGTATTCTGTTGGAATTAATATCATGTTCCAAAATTGCTTCACGCAAAGTTGGTATTATATTGTCAGATGTTATTTCTTTTACATCTGTATATATAGCAATTCTTCCTGTCTGCATTATCTACACCTCTAATAAAATGTCATACCGCTTGAATTTCTACTGTCCGGTATTTCCTTAATCTGAAAATTATCATCATCGTTAGGTACATACCATACCCATTTGTGGCAATGCTTACACGCTAACTTATGTGTTCTTGGGTCTTTGCTGTCTGCTTTAGTTAAGAATTTGTGGCAATTCGGACACATAATTGATTTATCTTTACTCATATAAAAATTCATATCTTTACCTCATTGCATAACAAAAGCACCGCCGCAATTAAGCAACGGTGCTTCCGATAGGGATGTGTTTATAAAGAAACATCTTTGTGACTTCTTACAGATATACTATACCACACCGGCAATGTGACATTCTATGACATCTTTTACAGATATTCACTCCCATATTTATCTTCAAAGGCTTGTAGTGCTTTAGCGTGTATTCTGTGTACTTGTCTCCAGCACCAGCCTGTTTCATTTGCAATTTTTTCAAATGTAAACTTTCTGACATATCTTAGAAACAATACTGTATAATAATCTTCATTGTTTATCTGCTCTATCTGCTCTATTATTTTGTTCTTTACATCAATGTATTTATCTATAAGTTTGTCAAGGCTTTCTTCCATTTGTTCAAGTCTGACATATCCGCAGCCTGTTTTGTCTGGATCTGATGATGACATAACTCTTTCTTCATTAACAACCGCTGAAATGCTGTATGATAATTCTTTATACTGTGTTATTTCTATCAATTTATTATCAATTATCTTGTTGTAATAACTTATCTGATTCAGATAATCCTTAGTTGTCATATAAGCCCTCCTCTTATATCGGACTTGACATAATTACTGTTTGTGTTGCTTTTTTATCTATTACCATTGCAAGCTGTGTTATAGAATCGCTTGCATCATCGTGTGGATTTTTACCCTCTGATGTATACATCGTAAACTCATCCATAGCATCTTGATACATTTGTGTTCTTATGTACGTTGGTCTATCATCTATCGCAAGATATTGTCTACTGATGAGGAAAATGAATATCTCTTTTACTCTGTCAGAATAGCCTTTAATTTTTTCCTCTTTAGGTAGTTTTGTATTTGCGTAATATGGAATAATTCTACAGAAATATACATTTTGCTTTTTCATTTCAGTTTTAATGCTATCTGTCATCAGCTTTCCGCCAGCATTTTGTTCAATATGTAATTCTGTTATATAGTGTTTTTTGATAGCTGCTACAATTAAAGGAACCGTAACCGCTTGTGTGCCTTTCTTGTACACCCAGTCTATAATGTATCTTTGTTTCCCACCAAAGTCCGCACATATTGGCATTGATAAGTTATCAGCTCCACCAAACGCCGGATCACATAACGCAATTACTTTTCGTTCTTTGTTTTCTAATCCCTCGTCAAAATCTCCATTAAAGAATCTCAATTCATTATCTGGAAACAACAATCCCTCACGAACATAAGGCTTTTGCATAAACTTAGCCATCCATTCAGCCTTATCAAGTTTTTCTCTCATATCTCTGTAATATGCTGTTGAAAAGCCGTTTATTTCATAATCAAAGTTACTTTCATCGTTTTCATCAAGTGCCGGTATTCTTCTAAATCTGTATTGTGGGTTATTTTCATATTGCTTTCTCATTCGTTCCAATGGGTCAAGCACATTCCATAATGTACCTACCATCAATTCTCTTGCACCATCATTTTTTCGGTCAACCATTTTGTTTAGATACTCTTGATAGGTATTTTCCATTCGCATAGGCGATAATGAATGCTCTCTATCTCTTACTAAATCGTCCACATATAAATATCCATCTTTCGATACATCAACCGCACCGGTCCAAGTGCCATCAATACCACGACAAGTAACTGTCGCAAATCTGTCTGGATTTCCAAGGGTTATTGTAAATTCATCAGCACTTTTATCTGTTACAAGTGGTTTATTTGCGTATTCTGGATTCCAAAAATAAAACAATTCAGAAAATGTATACTCTTCTGTAGTAAATAAGTTCATAAGTTCTTTATAAAAGCCTTTTGCAAGTATTCCAGAGTGACCGCCCATAGCTGAATGACTATTAGGTCTGCGTAATGATACCCACGCAAGAAAGAATATACAAATTGTGGACTTTCCAACTCTTGACGGCATTGATAATCCATAAAATTTAATTATTCTGTTTTCAAGGTCTTGCAAGTCATTGACAACTATTTTAAGGGTGTGTCGTCTTGGAAAATAAAACCTTTTGCTATAATGTCTTTTCCGCTCCATATAAAACATAAAACTCTCAAAATCATAATAACTTTCAGTTTTAAGAGTTTTATACCATTTGTCAATTAAAGTATATTCTTCATCGTTGTCTTGAGCATATTTTTCTAAATCCCATATTCCAACGCCGCTATGCTCCACGCAAAACCGCTCTATAATCTCTTTGCAGCGTTTTGTTAGTTGCAATCCATACGGAATATCTTTTTCGGTCTTAATTGCCACTTCTGACGCTTCTATGTATGCGTCCATAACGCTTTCATCTATTCCGTTTTTTTCTATGTAATTTTCATATCCGTTTACTGTGGAAATAAGGCTCTGACTAGCCATAAGAAAAGCACCTCCACTTTTCAGCAAAGGTGCTTATAGACCTCTGCCTATAACTGTTTTAGGGTAGCGACTAACTCTATTTGTTAGCCGGTAAAATTTTGTTAGAATAATACGTCACGGACAGCCGGATGTAATTTCTGCACAAGTGCATTATAATCATCAATTACATATCTTGCTGGAATCATATATGCTTTAATGCCATATCTTTCTGCTGTTTCCCTTTCAATGCAGCAGCCACTCCAATCATAGTTCTCCGCAATTCCTATGAACACATCAGCCTGTGCCAGCTTCTTAAGGCTTTCACCTAAATACCATACAGCTTCTTTGCTGTCTTTAGGTGGGTTATCCTCAATGTAGCTGTCGATAAGCTCTAATTCCTCACCCTCGTATATCTCTGCTACCTTTTTCATCTTCTGAATACTTGCTTTGATTTCTTCCTCTGTTCTGCCTTTCATTGGCACGCTCACAAATAACTTCTTCATGTTCTCTATCTCCTTTTCTATGTTTTATCAACCTTTATCTTTCTAAGGTCAGCGACTAACTCTGCTTGTTAGCCGGTAATGTTATTAAATTATCTTATAGTCTCTTCTTCCAATTTCCCATTTATGAAAAACAATAAATGTCATAAATAAAACTGTATCTCCGTTTTTCAGTTCAATAGATATTGGTAATCCTCTTCTGTCAATTTTTAATATATCATTTTTATTTTCTGACAAAAATTTATTCAATTCCCATTGTAATGTTCTTACTGTCTGTTCATTATGTACATATATCATCTTCACAAAACGCCTTTCCGCTTCTGATATTTGCATTTATAACGACCGCACATATATTTATGTATTCCTTTGCTAACATCTTCAAATGAGGAATATTCAACAGCAAATCCACAAGTTTCAGGGTCGTACTCACAATTAGGATTTGTGTCACAAACATTAAATGGATTTTTCTTCTTAATCCACTGATTATCTGGTGCTTCTATATCAACCAAATCATCAATCATCAGCACAGCCTTTGAAACTCTTACACATTCTTCTCTCTTTTCCTCATTCGTGCATTTTCCATCTGTGTTGTATCGACAAGAAGCCAGATGGCATTTTCTGTTTGCATAAGCATTATTTACATTATCAATCCATTCACAAAACGGAATATTGTTGATTTTGGCATTGTCTAATGCCATGTCAGCTATCTCCTGTGCCATTTTTCTGTATTGAAATTCCATAATCTCGCCCCTAAATTCTTGCAACTACGTGTTCTTTTGCAATCTCTTCTTTTTCTGGGTCGTAAATAACCGAACCGTTTTTATCAGTCTTATTCTTATCAAATTCGCAAGAAACTTTTATACCATCCTTGTTACTGCATTCTGCGTGATAATCAATGACACATACTTTCTTCTGCCATTTCCCATTGGCATAAATCTTTGTGTAACCGCCAGCTCTTGTTTTAATGATTATTTTACTTCTTGATTTCTTCATTGCTTATAAATCTCCTTGTTTCTTCAACTATTTTAGAATCCCTAGCAAAATCCACTTCAATGTGGCTTTGTGGCAGCCTACCAAACTTTTCCAAAGCATATTTTTCTACCGCTTCTTTTGAAATATCTATGCCAAAATTTCTCAATGCTTCTTTAGATGGCGATTGATACTCCGATGAAGGGTTATCAATGTTGTTCATTCCTCACAGGCCTCCATCTTTGTCAATAATTCCCTTATCTGTTTCTTTAGTCTCTTCTCTGTTGCATTAAAATCCGCAAGCCTTACAAAATCTTCGTTTTCCTTAGCTTCTTCAAACGCTGAACAGAGTCCATTGTTTTTGTATCTATATACCGGTATCGCATATATATCACTCATTCCTCATAAACCTCTTAAAATCTCTCCTACACTTAGGGCATAAATCATATGTTCTTTCTAAAAATTTATATCTACGGACATTCTTGATTTCAAGGCACATATCATTATCTTCAAAAGTGGGAACTATATCTCCGCAACATCCAACTTGCTTAAATCTAACTTCTTTCCAGCTCTTAGGTATTATTTCTTTTCCGCACCTGTCACAAGTGTGCCATTCTTTTTGATGTTTCATTCTTCCACCAACTTTCTACCGCAGATAGGGCAATAATTGATTTCAAACTCCCCCTTTCCATATTCTTCACCGCTGTTGTCATAGCAAAGTTTATAGCAATAGCCATAATTAGTTGATTCTATATATGCTCTGCCATATGTATAGCCATTTTCAATCTTCTTCTTTTTACCATTGCAAAATTCACACATATCACTTCTTCCCCCATAAATTATCCGGTAATTCCTCACCACCATAAATCTTATTAGCGTATTTCTTAAATGTCGGTACGCTACAGCCTGCTACTTTTGCTGCTTTTACCTGTGAAGCCCGCCCTGATATGTATAAGTTAATTGCTTCATAAAACTTATCTTTGTTTAGTGGGTGTACGCCCATAGCCATAATAATCACTCCTTGCTTTGATTTTCAATCTGATGTTTATATCTCATCATTTCTTTGTGCATTTTATGTCTCATATTTTCACAGCCAATATTTCTTAGTTCTGCTTTGAAAGCGTTAAAATCATCATCATTTTTAACAAATATACTGACATATTTATCAATCTGTGGTCTTGTCATAAGCACACCATTTTCAGTAAATACCTTTTTGATGTAATTTGTATAATAACAATACCCTTTAACTTTTTCGTGGTATAATCCCCAAAAATAATCAGCGTTTTCTTTTGTTTCAAACTTTGCCCTAATCTCATTGTTAGAAATGTGATTGTAACAATGTCTGCACAATGTAATTAAATTACTTTCTCTATCGTCACCGCACATTGAGGCTGTTCTTATATGTGCCATTACCAATGCCCGGTGTTCTCTGCTGTTCTTTCCGCAATATCTGCAAGTATAATTATCTCTTTCAAAAATTTTGATCTGTAAATCTTTATATGAACTCATAATGAATATCCCCTTACAATTCTTTGCTTTCACACCAACTACTCTTACAAGCGTGGTTCATAATATTAATCAAAACCTTTTCAGAAGAAAAGTGAACTAAGCTGTAATCACATTGTGCTGAAAACTTTGTGTTGAAATATTCATCAACTAGCATCTTGTAGTCTGTATTGTCGTCCATATCACTTATAACTGCATAATAGGTGTCTGTATATCCATCACGCTCTATGTCAGTTTCTTTTGTTAAATTATCCACCACTCTTGATAAAACCTTATCTGTTAATGGGTAGTGATATTCTCCAGTGCATTCTCCGTGTTTATCTAAAAAGTATTTAAAGAATGCTTCTACATTTTCTTTAAGTGCTTTATCATTAGTCCAATCATAAGCTATCTTGCCAGCTCTACTTATCATTCTTTCTTCGGCAACTTCCCAATCACTTTGAGAGTATTCGCTTATCGGCTTAAACTCTTTCACTTTTTTATCTTTGGGTAAAAAAGAATTACATTGTTCTCTGTTAAGAGAATTACATTTTGTACTCAATGTTTCGTAATTAGTGTTAGGGTAATCATTGTTAGTAATCCCTGTTAAAAGAGTTACATCTTGTGGCACTCCCGAATTACACTTTGTGTTATTCCCTTGGGAATTACATTTTGTGTCATTCCCGTTTTTCTCATTTTGTAATTTCTGTCCTTTATCTTCTGCTATAACCTCTTGTCTTATATTTTCTTCCCATTTTTTAACTTCTGCGTTGATAACATCATAATTAGGTCGTATATGTATAGTTGGCATTGAATTGAATTTGTATTTTGCTGTAATTACAAACTTTTTTTCTACCAACGATTTAATCGCTTTGTCATACTGCCTTTCAGTAATTCTTATCTCTTCCCACCAATCTTTTCTTTGCTTTGCAATCCAATATTCACCATCTTTGTATATCTTAACCTTACTTTTATTATCCTCAGTTGGTGCAAACCAATATAAAATTCTTGATAACAGCGTACCTTCTATCAAATCACCTGTTATGTCAATGTATTTGTGAAATGTGTGATTGCACCTTGCTGATGATAAGAAATTAACTTTTGTTTGGATTTCACTTTCTGATAACATATTTATTACCTGCCTTTCTGATAATTGCCTTATTAACAAAACAACAAACAGGCACTAAGGCTTGTGCTTTTCGCTTCGTCAAGCTAGTTTGTTGTAATCGGATAGACAGGACTTGAACCTGTGACTACTTGAATAAATCAAGCGTTACTCCCAACTGAACTACTATCCGAAATACCGCCTGTAACGGCTATCAAGAAACAAGAACAGAAATAATAAAATATTAGGGGTATTTTCGTAAGGAGTGCTTCTTGATAAGTTGGTTTTCACATGACTGTGTATATACACGCCGAGCCCTCTCAAGCGGTCTTGCACCGCTTTTAACTGAACAAAATCCAAAGAGGTACATGAAAGGAGGACTACCCTGTAAAATGCAAAACAGTTTGATGGTAGTCTACGATAAAAGTAAGACGAACTACACCAGTCGGATTCGAACCGACGCATACAGAGGTCAAAGCTCTGCGCCTTACCGCTTGGCTATGGTGCATTGATGTGATTATTCTGACAATTCTATGTATTTGTCAATGTACCACTTAGCTTTTTTAATATCCTCTAAGCCATTCTTGTTATTATGTCTGTAAATGTACTTAAAGGCATTACATAAGCAAAAGTTCTTAACAGCTTCCTTACCCTGCGTTTCCAACATAACATCTATACATTCAAAGCTGCCAGTCTCATAGTGGCTCGGATGATTAACATTGTCATTTACCGGTTTTTCATTAACACTAGGTGCAAAATCAAAATCTTTGAGCGGAGCAAAGTTATCTTTCTTGCCGCCGCGATTAATACAACTCTTACACGGTTCTGCACTGAATAATGCAAATTGGTTTATGCAATCAACGCAATATCCACTAATTTGAATGTTATTCATTAAACATCACCTGCCTGTCTGTGATTAGCTCTGTAAGTATCAAATCCCTCTGGATATCTTGCTTTCAGCTTATCAATGTTAATCTGCATGATTTCATCAAGGCTGAACTCAAAAGAATCACACATTAAAGCTAAGTACCAACATACATCGCTGATTTCACGCTTTAAATGTTCAGAATCTAACTGCTTTTCATGAAAAATCCATTTCTTAAGCATGTCGTTAAGCTCTCCAACTTCGCCAGATAAACCTAATGCAGCATTAAGAACACCGCCCAATTCAATCTCTGGCGTATCTTCACCGCGATTACCAATCTTTAAGTTATTAATCTTATCCAGAAGCCTATCTGTAGACTTTAAGCCTGATACTCTGCTCCCTGCATTTCTAACTCCTAACTCTTTTTTATTTTTTAAAATTTTTTGGAATTTATTCAGCCGAACAGCTGATTCTCTGATGTGTTTATTGAATATCTTGTGAATAATTAAGATGTGTCTATTATACACCTATTTATCAAATTTGTACAGTAGATTTAATTAATTATATTATATGGGTTATTATCAGGACTATATATTAATAAATAATATAATGATTATTGGTTGGTTATGTATATATAAATATATATAATAAGCCTTTTTATTTTTGAGAATATTTGAGTGACTTAGTTTGGCGTGCAATGCGTGGATATATAACCCCCACGCCCTGCGTTTGTACATTTTGCACAATGAAATCAGCCAGAGCGGAGCCATTGCACAATAAATAATTATCACGCAATCGCTGTCAATCCGCTTGTTTACTGGCTTTATCGTACTTTTATCGCTCAAATGTTCTGTTTTATCACTTCGCTAAAGTCTAATTTAGCGAAATGCTGTTATCGTGAGCCAAACGGCTAGAAACCGCTTGTTTACTGGCTTTGTGGGATTTCTTGTACATCTTGCACAATGATTTCTTGTTGTGCAATTTGACGAACATTAGAGCCTTGAGCATTTCCAGATGGTCCGAGCTGCGGAAGGTCTGCGGCTGTTTTAATGACCTTTGCGGTGCTTTCTCTGCTGACACCGGGAAGGTTCCAACCGAAACGGCGATTCATGACCGCAAGCTGTCCGACTGGGTTCTTACCAGACCAAAGCCGAGCCTCTCCACTAGATTCATAATCTTTTGACAGTTTTTCCCACAAATCATAAGCCGATGTACTTAGTCTATCTGTCTTTGTTCGTTCATTAGCCCAATTATATACAACTACTTCATTTATACCAGTTAATTTACAATATCCTGATATAGTACATATTTTATTATACTTATAACACATATATATATAATAATCTGCTATATAATTAAGATACTCATAATTATAACTATTACAATTACTATTATTTATATTACTATATTGATTATTATAATTATTATTATTATATCCCTGTAATTTACCCTTTAATTTTAGTCTATTAGTACCCTTAAAAGTATTATTATATACATAAATTAAAGCGGCATAAAAAAGGGATTGCGGAGCCGTTGCCATATCTTCAATGTTTTCTTCCGCGCAAAATCTTTTAAAATACATATCAATTTCATTTTCAAAAAGTTCTTGACTTTCTGGTGCTTCCTGTACTTTCTCCATTCGTTCCCCTTTCTGTTGGATCTGCTCCAGCTAATTAATTATTATACATTTAATAACATAAAATAACCCGATAACAATATTAACATTATCGGGTGTAAATCTTATATATTTAATTATTAAAATAATATAGCATAAATATATTACAAAGTCAATTTTCTTTGTTCGATTTATAATTATATTTTTCTAAAATTGGCTTATACAATTCCTCTTCTGCTTGTTTTCGTGCGGCCACTGCTTGTTCTATCGTGTTGTATCTGCCTAAATGATACGCCTTGCCTTTAAAAACTATTTGCGCCCTCCATTTTCCGCGGCTTCCGTCCCATGTAACGCCTTTATATCCAGATGTGTTGTTTTTAGCCGTTGCCGCTGTAAGATTATCTAGCCTTGTATTTTCTACACACACTTTTTTAGCTTGCTCCGTAAGTACTTTCTTTCCGTTTTCACGAGAAAATTTTTGAGCTATGCAGCCACAGCTTCGAACCGCTCCCCTTTTTAGTTCTGCTTCTGTGGTCTCTTTAAGATTTCCACAATCGCAAACACAGCGCCAAACAACAGAACCGTTGTTTTTATCTCTTCTGTTCGTTGGTTCTAAAACTGTAAGATTCCCAAATCTTTTACCTTTAATATTTTGTGCCTTGAAAAATGTTTTATAATTTAAGCAACCGCAACTTTTAGCGATTTCTATTTGCTCTTTACGCATCCATTTTCTATTGTGACAATGCGGACACTCTATAAATAACAAACTTCTTCTATTCTCCCGCTTATAATCTATAATTTTAAAATTGTTGTATACTGTTCCAACCAGTTTTTTAATATCTGTATATTTTCTTTTACTCATAAAATCCCCTAAAATAATAAAAAGATGTATAACCGCCTATTTAACGATTATACATCTTATGTTACAGTCTATTATATTTATATTATCTTATATCTGTTATTTTTACAAGAGACCGCACAAGATTTTCTTCATCTTTCTCCAAGATTTCAAAATCTGCAGTTATTGGCATGTCATTCTCATCGTCGCCAACCCAGCAACAACCAGAATCAAGAATTTCTCCCTCGTCTCCTGTTTCACTCTGCCATAAATCAGCAAGTCTGATTTCTTCGCCAACCTCTAACATATTACCATTGTACATTTTAAACTCTTTCATATCGTCCACCTTTTAACCTTTCTTAATTACTTTCTTTTTCACATTCAAAACCTAATAAAATATCGCTTGCCAGCTCTTCGCTTATTTCCTCTTCTGTGATTGGCTTTCTGTTCTCTGCTCCGATTATTTCGTCAAGGCTTGCATCTATGTCTGCAAGCGCCTTTTCTCTGCTAAATCCAAGCTCAACAGCCTTGTTTAATAATTCGATTGTTTTCATCCTTTCCACCTTCCAGCTTTCCGCTGTCCTTTCTTAATTTCTGTAATTATAATAACATTTCTTTATCACTTTTGCAAGTGATATTTTAAAATATTTTACAATTTCTTTTTTAGTTCTCTTTCTTCCTCTGTCTCTTCATATATAAAGATGTCTTTCGGCTGCATGTCCAGAATCAAGCAAAGATTGTTTATACTTTTAGCATTTATATTTGTATCTTCGTTTTTTATCTTCTTAAGCGTGTCTTGGCTCAACAATCCGCTTGTTTTGGCTTTATATGTGTTAAATCCAGCACGCTCTAAAGCATCCCCGACATTAAAGCGATATTTAAGCATTCTAACAGCTCCTTTCTATATTGTTTTATTTATTTCTTATAATAATATAGTAGGCTCTAAAAGTCAATAAAAATATTTCTTAAAAAAGTTACAAAAAGACTTGCATGTTTCTTTTTAAAGTGATATTATAATCTTGCAAATAAAAAAGGCGGTTGCCACTCTACCAAAGTTTACAACCGCCACCAATCAAAAAAAGA